TGTGACAGATTATATTGCGTGCAGACCAGATTGGTGTCCGCTCCGGGAACTGCCAGAGAAGATACCTGATTTAAAATCCGGTTATGAAGATTTCAGCGTATCAATAAGTCGGGTGGGTTGGAATGCTTGCTTGGATGAAATTTTAGAAGAAAGAAAGGAATAACGAATCCTCGGTAAACCGAGGTTGCAACTTAAAGGTTTGTGGATTTATTAAAAGTGGGTGAAAGTGATTGAATAAGCCTATATTAGATGTTTGCTGTGGGAGTAAGATGTTTTATTTTGATAAAGAAAATCCTAATGTATGCTTTATGGATTGCAGAGAGTTAGAAGATACTCTTTGTGATGGTCGTAAATTAAAAATAAAGCCGGATATAGTAGCAGATTTCCGGAATATTCCATTTGATGATAATACGTTTTCCATGGTTGTGTTTGACCCGCCGCATTTGTTAAAAGTTGGTGAAAAATCTTGGTTGGCCAAGAAATACGGAAAGTTATCTGATACTTGGACACAGGATTTAAAACAAGGATTCGATGAATGCATGAGGGTTCTGAAACCATACGGAACATTGATTTTTAAATGGAACGAACAGCAAATAAAATTATCGGAAGTTTTAAAATGTTTTAGCGGCAAGCCTATATTCGGGAACAAAAGAGCAGATACGCATTGGATTGTATTTATGAAAGTAGGTGATTCGGAATGAAGATTTTAAGTAAGAAGAAATGTGAAGAAATTCTGAAAAGAATTACTGCAAATGAAATTATTCAGACTGCATACGGACTGCACGACATGGAAGCAGAAACAAAAGCGACAGAAAATAGAGCAGAAATAGCTTTCATTGTTGGTGGTATTAAGGGAATGAATAAGGTGCAGAACACATTGAGAAAAAGATATAACAACTAACTAAAAATCAAAGAAAGGAATAGGTTGCGCGCGCATAAAACCGAGGTTTCCTTTTGGTAGATTTAAAATGTATAAAAAGAAAATTAAATGTGAGATATATCGTGATTCTATGCAAAATTACAAGAAATATGCAATACCGCCAGCACAGTTGATTATAGCTGATGTTCCTTATAATGTAGGCAACAACTTCTATGGCAGTAACCCTATGTGGTATAACGGTGGCGATAACAAAAACGGAGAGAGCAAACTTGCGAAAAAGGCGGCCTTCAATTCAGATTTCAATTTCAATCTGTATGAATATTTTCATTTCTGTTCAAAGATGCTGAAAAAAGAGGACACAAAGCCTATCGCAAGGGACAGAAGTAGTAATAGCCCTTGTATGATTGTATTTTGCGCATTCGAGCAGTTATCAACATTGATTGCGGCGGCAAAGAAACACGGATTCATTAATTACATACCTCTTGTATTCTGTAAAAATTACAGTCCGCAGGTTCTTAAAGCGAATATGCGTATCGTAGGTGCTACGGAATATGCACTTGTACTGTACAGAAATAAGTTACCGAAATTCAGAAATGGCTTGCAGATTGATGGAAACGGAAAGAATATCAGAGGTACAGGACACATGATTTTCAATTGGTTTAATTGGGAGAAAGACGGAAAAGACATACCGAAAATCCATCCGGCACAAAAGCCCGTGGCTGTCCTTAAAAAGCTGATTGAGATTTTTACAGACGAGGGAGACGTTGTTATTGACCCTTGTTGCGGTAGCGGTAGCACGCTAAGAGCCGCCGCAGAGCTTGGCAGAAGTGCATACGGATTCGAGATTGACAGAAACTTTTACGAGCGTGCAAAGAATGAAATGCTTGTATTTGAAAAGTACGGTCAAATGAATATAAGTGATTTTTTATAAAGGAGCGCAAATGTTAGATTTTGGATATTACAACATGGATTGTATGCAAGGAATGAAAGAATTTCCCGACAAATATTTTGACCTTGCGATTGTTGATGTGCCTTATGGAATTGGCGAAAGCGGCGGTAAAAACAAGAGCAGGGGTAAATTAGCAAAGCCTACTGATTATAAGGATTATATCGGAAATGATAGTAAGGCACCGAATAAAGATTATTTTGGGGAATTATTCAGAGTATCAAAAAACCAAATTATATGGGGTGCAAATCATTTTATAAGCAAAATTCCATACGATAGCAGTTGTTGGATTGTTTGGGATAAAGTAAATGGAAACACAGATTTTGCAGATTGTGAACTTGCGTGGACTTCGTTTGATACTGCAGTAAGAAAAATATCATTTATGTGGAATGGAATGTTGCAGGGAAAGAGTATTTCAGAAGGTCATTTAATGCAAGGCGACAAAAGTAAAAACGAGAAAAGAATACACCCAAATCAAAAGCCAGTTGCATTGTACGAATGGATTTTAAGCAGATACGCAAAAGACGGAGATATTATTCTTGACACTCATGTAGGCAGTGCGAGTAGCTTGATAGCTTGTTATAACACAAATCATAAATTTGTCGGGTTTGAGCTTGACGAATACTATTACAAGGTATCAAAGCAGAGGTTAGATACCGAAATGGCACAAATGAGATTAAGTGATTATATTTAACAGGAGAAATGGCTTATGAAATTTACAAAATTCATTAAGCCAGAACTTGAACAAATCAAAGAAAATGCCAATTTCACGGAAGAAGAGGAGAGGATTTTCTCTCTTCTCTGCCGTGGTTTTTCACAAAAGCAAATATCCACAAAAGAAAATCTATCACTAAGAACGATAGAGTACAGAGTGAGAGATATAAAGGATAAAATAGAAAGAACGGGGGTATTTGATTGGATGAAAAAGAACTGTTGAAATATGCCGTTGATAGTGGTATTCTCGACATAGCACTTGTGCAGAAACAAGTCACTATGCAAAAGAGAGAAAAATTACTCAACAAAAACCCTTATAAAATCTATCAAGGAAAGGATGAGAACTGGTACTCATATCTGCCGGATGAAGTAAAAGGCAGACGTAAAATCAAGGCAAAGCGCAGAGAAGCGGTCGAGCAGAAAATCATTGATTATTGGAAAGAGAGAGAGGATGACCCTACAGTTGGGGAAATCTTCAACCGTTGGATTTCACAAAAGCTGGAACTTGAAGAGATAAGCAGGGCAACCTATGACAGATACTTAATGGACTTTCAGAGATACTTTGACGGTATCAAAGATAAGAAAATCAAAAGGATAGACGAATGCGACCTTGAAACGTTTATACGAAACAGCATCCATGATTTCAACATGACTTCCAAGGCATTCTCGAACTTCCGGACGCTGATTTATGGAATCTTTAAGTATGCCAAGCGAAAGAAGTATGTTAAGTTTTCCATTACATACACGCTGAAAGATATGGACATATCGCCAAAAGCATTTAAGCACGTAGTCCGGCAGGCAAAAGACCAAGTATATATGCCAGATGAAAAGGAACGCATGGAGATGTACTTAAGGAACCACTTGGATATCGTGAACCTTGGATTGCTATTTATGTTTAAGACAGGGGTACGTGTCGGGGAATTGTCGGCATTAAAGCGGAAAGATGTTGAAAATTACACGGTTGCTATCAATTCTACAGAGACACGCTACCGGGATGATGATGGTTTTCACTATGAGGTCAAAGATTTTCCGAAATCAGAAGCCGGATTGCGATTTGCAATATTGCCGGATAAGTACAAATGGATTCTTGATGAAGTACGAAAGAGAAATCCCTTCGGGGAATATCTATTTGAGAGAGACGGAGAACGGTTGAAATCCTACAACTTTCGTGAACGTTTGCGGTATATCTGCGAACATGAACTGCGAATGAAAGTCAAATCTCCGCACAAAATCCGAAAGACATACGGCAGCATCTTGCTTGACGGAAAAGTGAAAGAGTCCACAATCCTTGATACTATGGGGCATACAGACATTAGTTGCACAAAAGATCATTATTATTTTGATCGTACCGGAATTGAGGAAAAGAGACAGGAACTTGACTTAATCGAAGCATTATGAGTCCCTAGTACTCAAAGGTACTCAAAGAAAAATTGAAAGAATGGCTATTTTAAGTCATTTCAAGGCAATTACTCTAGGGTTCGATTCCCGTACGGACTGTTTTAAAAGTCGCATAAACACTGTGTTTGCGGCGTCTTAAAAAACTTTGGTACTCAAAATGGTACTCAAAAACTGAACACAAAAGAAAGGAGTCTGCACAAGTGCTTTAGATTCTTTTCTGAAAATGGTAGACTTGGAACGCTGTGGGCGTTCTTTTTTTATGCGGTTTTTCTGCTTATTTTTTGCGGAAGAACCGTATTTTTTTATGCAAAAATATAAGCATAGGAGGGATGCGGAATGTTATTTACGGATGAAATTCTTGAAAAAATCTTAACAAGAGAAGATGTGTCAAAGGTTCCGCTTGTGTATCAGTCAGCAATGATACACGCAATCAAGGAAGTATTGGAGGAAGAGAATGTATCAGATGCAAAATCAGAATATGGCATTTAACCCAAACCCAAGCTATGCCGCATATCAGTATAACCCAATGCAGAGGTTTCAACAGCCAGAGCCCCAGATTCCGCAGATGCAACCGCAGTTTCTCGGAATCCAAGGAAAAGTAGTGCAGTCGGAGTCAGCAATCATGGCGAATGATGTACCTATGGATGGAAGCGTTGCGTTTTTCCCGATGCAGGACATGAGCGCAATCGTAGCAAAACAATGGGATGCCAATGGAACAATCAGAAAGACCGTTTACAAGCCTTTCAATGAGCAGATGGCAGATTCTTCGAGTGATGATAAAAGAATTGAAATAGGGCTATCTGATGATGCGACAAAGGCTATTACTGACAAATTGGATTGCTTGTTTGGAAAGATGGAAGAGTTGGAAGATAAGTTATCTTCGCAAACGCAAAGAAAATCTTCACGAACACAAAAGGAGAGTGAGTCTTAATGAATCCTATGCAGATGTTACAGGGAATGAGAAACCCACAGCAGTTTTTACAACAAATGATGGGGAATAAAAGCGTAATGAACAACCCTTTAGCTAAAAACGCTATGCAGATGGCGCAAAATGGAGATTCCAAAGGCATCGAACAGATGGCTAGGAATTTGTGCAAAGAAAAGGGAATTGACGCAGATAAGGCTTTTGAGTCGTTTAAAAGCCAATTAGGAATGTGATACTAATTCTTGCAAGATTATGTATATAAAAATGAATTATGGAGGTAAATTCTATGTTTAACACAGGTAATTGTGCATCCGTTCCGCTTGTTGCGAACATTGACGGAAACGGAAATAACAATGGATGGGGCGCAGAAGGCTCATGGTTATGGTTCATTATCGTTATCTTTGCCATCTTCGGATGGGGTGGATTCGGTAACGGATTCGGAGGAAACGGAATGAATGGCGGTGTCGGAAGCGAAATCCAGCGCGGATTTGATAATCAGGCTGTTGTGTCAAAACTTGACGGAATCACAAACGGACTTTGTGACGGATTCTATGCAGTGCAAACCGGCATGAATGGCATCAACACAAACATTTTGCAGACCGGATTTGGCATTCAGCAAGCTATCAATGCTGATACAGTCGCTAATATGCAGAATACAAACGCATTACAGTCACAGCTTGCTAACTGTTGCTGTGAAACAAGAGAAGCTATCCAAGGTGTAAACTACAACATGGCAACTAACACTTGCGCGTTGCAGAACACCATGAACAGCAACACAAGAGACATTATCGACAGTCAGAATGCAGGAACACGCGCTATTCTTGATTATCTCTGCAATGAGAAAATCTCTAGCTTACAGGCAGAAAATAATGACCTTCGCAGAGCGGCTTCACAGGATCGTCAGAGTGCATTACTTACAACTCAGATGGCAGCTCAGACACAGCAGATTATCAATGCTGTAAATCCGACTGCTATTCCGGCATATGTTGTGCCTAATCCAAATGCTTATGCATATGGATGCGGATGCAACACCGGATGTGGCTGCTAAAACTAAATAATTGAGTATCTTAATTGAGTTTAACTCAATCATGTCTGCTATGCAGTATTACTTATAATCAAAGGGCAGACTATAATGTTTGCCCTTATTTTTGTGAAAAGAGGTAAAAATAATGGAAGTAACAGGAATTGCATTACAAACCGTTGCCGCTGGAGAAGATGTGGTATTTACAGAAACAGCAGTAAACGGAACAAAATGTATCGTACACAGACAGGGAAGCGGAATTATCAAGCTAAGAGGTATCACAAATCAGTGCAAGGCTAGATTTTTGGTATCGTATTCCGGCAACATTCAGATCCCGACAGGCGGCACAGTTGAAGAGATTTCGCTTGCAATCGCGGTTGACGGAGAGCCTTTGCAGTCCACAAAGATGATCGTAACCCCAGCCGCAGTTGAGAATTTCTTTAACGTATCAGCGCAGGCATACGTTGATGTGCCTTGCGGTTGTTGCAGTACCGTAGCCGTGCAGAATACGTCCGCGCAGGCTATCGAGGTGCAGAACAGTAATTTGATTGCAGTAAGGGAGGCTTGATATTATGCATAAGTTTGCGAAACAGATTATGGATTGCGTGAAAGCCCACGTTGACGGCATCGGAATTGAGAATTTTGAGGGACAAAACCTTGACGACCTTAAGGATTGGACGGAGATTGCAAAGAACATCGTGTGCTTTGACAAGGACTATAACATTGTTGAAGCCATGAAAAAGTCTGAAAATGAAGAAATCATGCGCATGGTGGAAGAATTTGGGGATTATCCGGGAAGAAGATACTACAATGAGTACCGGTACTCAAATGGCAGATTCGCACCGAAAGGGCGTGGAACACGCAGAGGATATGTAGAGCCGCCATATTATCATCAGATGCCGGAAGATTACCGGGAATGGGAAAATATGTCGGATGCAGAGCGAATGAGAGACCTCGACCGAATGAGTATGGGAAAGATGTATTATTCAGAGCCTATGAGTGGCAATAATGGTATGAGTACCGGTACTCACGATGCAAGAGAGGGCAGAGCCGGTATGAGCCGGAGAAGCTACATGGAAACAAAGGAAATGCATAACGGAAATTCACCGGAAGATAAGGACGCAAAGATGAAAGAACTTGAAAAGTACATGAAATCTCTTTCGGAAGATGTGACAGAACTGTTTTCCGGTATGTCCCCAGAAGAGAAACAGTTGACCAAGACAAAGCTGACTACGCTTGTCACGAAAATGTAATAGAGAGGGCATTTTGCCCTCTTTGTTTGCGAGGTGGTAAATTGTTCACGATAAACAATAAAATGTGGAATTTGGTCAAAGTATCGCGTTACAGCGATATGCTACAGAGAAGTGACGGAAGCAGAACGGTAGGCATGACCGACAGGGACACGAAAACGATATATCTTGCGGATGATTTACGCGGGAAATTCCTTGACCGTGTGTTATGTCACGAATTATGTCACGCGTTCTGCCTTTCGTATAATGTATACATGGATATTGATACCGAGGAAATTGTAGCAGACTTCTTGACTACATACGGAAGAGAAGTATTTGAAATAGCAGACAGACTATTGATTGAACTTATGGAGGTTGCATAATGGATAAAATTTCAGAACTCTTACAGTACGTGCACCGGACGAATCCGGAAATGACTAGGGAAAGGCTGATAGAAGAGTTGAGCAAAAGTGACTATGCGGCGCGGTCTTTGATTTTTACGAAAGAAAATTTTTTCCGCGCCCCAAAAAATATTTCGTAATTTTTTTGTACCCCCCTGGGGGTAGCGTTTTAGGGTCGAAATTCCATTTTCACGGATTCTAAAAAACGTGTAACAAACGTGCAATTATCTTCGGCATTCCGCAAATAACACAAATACACTATATGTTATGCCATATATAGATAATTCATTGATGATATTTGATGGTATTGCCGATCACAGGCAAACGCCAAAAGACGCTTGCCCGGCTGTAGTTATAGTCTAGCATAGACCGCATTTTACCACTTGTCAAGATAGTTTTTCCCATCGTATCGGCTGTAAGTGCGTGTTATGTTTTCCGGTCTTTGCGTGATCTGTAGCCAATCGCCGCCACGCTGGGCGGTTATTTTGATTTTTGCAGACTCCACCCATTCCACGCCCTCAAACTTTGAGTAGCCGCACATTTTGCCGGATATTTCCAGATAACCAAGGGCAGACACCCGGCGCATGATTTCCCTTTTTCCGATATACTCATATTTTCCCATCTTTCCCACCTCCTTGTGTTACGTTTATTTGTCAATTTGCGCATGGAAACCGATTTCCATGTAGTCCGCGCTCCCGGAATCGAACCGGAACGGATGCACCAAGCACGCGAAAAAGGGCGGATTTGTACCGCCCTAAATTACAACAAAATCCCCTTGGAATCCTGTTGTTACAATCATTTTTCCATCATATCTGCGGTAAACAACACCGCAACCATCCGCAAAAGTTGACCATACAACCCATCCGGGCGGTGTAAGTTTTTCCCCGGTCTTATAATCCCGGAATGAGTAGTGCGGAATAACGCCGCTTTTTTCTTGATCTAGCGCGTTGTTAATTGCTTGCGATTCTGTTACGATCTGCACACCTTTTCCCGTGTGCAAAATATATCTTTCTTCCATTTCTTATACCTCTCTCCTTTTATTTGCTCATTTTTGAGTAAAAACCGCCGCCGGTAGTGATCCGGCGTGCATTCTCTGCGGCGGTTGGTTACTTTACATAAACTCGTACATAATTCTTGTTTTTGTTGTATGAGTAGCTTTTTACTTGCATATTGTCAAATTCATTCCCGGTTTCTGCGCCGTAATTTGCGCAGATCAATTTATTGTTTTCGCCGTATATTCTCCACGGTACACGGCAGGCGTCCCAATCGCATTCCATATATAATTCATACAGTGTTCTTTTCATGGTTTCATTCCTCCAAATTCTAAATTTTCCCGGTTATTCCGGTAAAAGCAAGCCGGGGAATCGAACCCCGGTAAAGCCGCACTTGCTAATTATTTGCTTGCTAAAATCTCCCTTGCTAATAAGTCCCAATAAAGACCATCGCCGCGTTTATCAAGCCATTTTTCGGCTTCTTCTGTGCTTTCGTCTAACCATTCAGCCATAAGTCGGATAATATCATAATAACTATATGCAACGCCAACGCCTAAGCCTCTAAGCCATTCAATACAAGCGTTGCGCTCTCCAAGTCTTGCGACTGCCCAGCCGTATTCATTTATAAATTTCTCCTTGATGTCCTTAATTGTACTAAGTTCTTCGCCCTGTGCAACCTCTACTAAATAATTTTTAACCGCTGCCTTAACTTCCTTGCTGTTTGTTCTTCTCATTTCTTTTTACCTGTGCTATAATATAGCTACCTTTCTTTTTTGATTGGTGGCGGCGTATGCTTGGTGGCGTGCCGCCTTTTTTGTTTTCTGTGTTTCATTTGATACTTGTATTATAGTAAATATAAGGCACAAAAACAATTGACATAATATACAAAATATAAGGCACAAAATGCAATTTTACTTGTGAAATATGTATAAGGCACAAAACCGCATGGAACATTATATAAGGAAAGAAAACTTTTCCTTGACATATAAGGCACAAATGCTATAATGGTAACAAATACAGAAAGAGAGGTGCGGAGCATGGAACGTAAGACAACAGAAGCAACAAGGCGCGCAATCTATAGATATGATGATAAGTTTGAGCGTGTTAATTGCAGATTTGCAAAAGGCACAAAGGATCGCATAGAAAAGCTTGGATACAAGAGCGCAAACGACTTTATTAAACTTGCAGTAGCGGAAAAGCTGGAGCATGACGAAAAAATTTTAAAATAAGGCACAAAAAACTGTTGACATATAAGGCACAAAATGTTATAGTATAGACAGATCAAAGAAATAGAGCACTGAAAGGAGTACGGATGTTGAAATTAGAGGGTTTGAAAAGCAAGCAGGAAAACGGAATAACCGTGTATTTTTACGCGGGGCTTGGCTGGGTAACGGAAGAACGGCTGAACCAGCCGGACGTTGCCAAGAACGAAGCTGTCAAAGATTTTGATTGCAATCCGGAGAACAGCCACTGTTGTTCTGACTGCCCGCACAACCGAAATTTTTCGGATTGGCAAGATAGATTGCCGTGTGGTCAGTACCACTGCTGGGTTGACGTAACTTGCAAATAAAGGAAGGAGAACGGAACATGATTAGATGGAAGGCAACAAGTGTGAATGGACTCGTGGAATATGAGCAGGAAGCGGAAAGTTTCAAGGATCTTTTCGATGCGCTGGACGGAAGAGGAATAATTAGCGATCCAGATTTCCCCCTTTATGATACGGCACTCTTGGAAAAATACGGGAAATCATTTTATGATGCCGGTTTTAAAGACGAGAGTGGCGAACTTGATTACGAAAAAGTAGATGATTTTCTGGATGGAAAGAAATTATCTGACAGGGAACTGTATGAATTAATACTTTCCCGGAACGGAGAAGCGTATTATCAAAAATTTATGCGCGAAACCGAAAATCAGATTGTTGAAATTGAGGAATCTGATTTTGATGAAACCGGCAAATACAAGTTTTAAAAATGCCGGTGGATAATCCACCGGCAACAGTCACGTAAATTTGAATAGGTACTAAACCTAATCTTCCAAAACTTACGTGATTTAGGATAACATGTAGTAATTCAAAAGTCAAGAAAATATTTTGACAACATTTATATTAACCAGACAAGAAAGGGAACAATATGAAGATCACAGGAATTGGAACGATCAGAAAGGAAGAATGTAGTGCACATAGAAAGAGAGTGGGAAAGACTAAAAATCTGACCCACTCTTTTTCTGTCACTGAGAATATAATTGTTTCAATCCCTGTCCGCCGGAATTGCTGTTGGAACCACAACGGCATGCATCCATGCCGTGCGACATATCTATAGTCTATCATCAGATCGGACAGAACGCAAGTAAATATTTTCAAACAAAGGGCAGCTTTTCCGGTTGCCTTTCCTTTTTGCCATGTCCAAAATCAACAACACATCCGGGCATATCTTGCAAAATCTCCGAAAAACCGTAAACAAACAATAAAACTTTTCTTAAATTTTTATAAACAAGGCTATGTGTATTAGGTCTTTGACAAGTTCAAAAATGATAGAATAGTATCAGTTTTTGTTAAAAATCGTCTGACGTCGCTTTTTCAGAATCTTTTAAATTAATAATAATACACTGTATCTAAAGCCTATAGATGTATAGTAAGTGTATATCCGCATATGCGCGCGGCGTAAGTATATAATGCCACTGTAAAAAATTAAGCCTTGACTTTAAGCCCGAAAATAGTGTATACCAAAAGCAGAGAGAAATAAAACGGATTGGAGGTGCGAAAAGTATATGCAGGATGTAAAGAGTGTAGAGAATGTAGATCTTACAACCCTTATAGTGGATCTAGGTACAGTACAGATATACACATCAACTGTACAGGATTTAATAGACAACGCTTGTATAGAATTTCACATCGAAGATTTGTTAAAAGCTGGACAGAGACAATGGAAAGCTGTTATGCAGTATGTTGGTATGCATTTATTCCCGGATACATCGGTACTAAAAGACAAGAGTCTAAAACCTCTTGGTAATGCAACTATACCGACTAACTGTAACAGGTATGACAGAGAGGTATTATATAAGCTTTGTGATTATTATATATATATATCCAATGTATACAGCAAGTTGGTAAGTACAGTGGCATTTAGTTATTTTTGTAATATACCTACAAACACAATGGATATATGGAGTACAGAGGAACCAAGCTCGTTGGCTTTCAAGATGTGGCAAAAATTACAACGATCTCGTAAAGATTGTATCCTAGATCGTGCGTACGACTCCAATAGCCCCGTGGGCACCATGTTTGTGGGTAACAATGAATTCGGCATGAATCAGCCGGGAATCGGAGATAATGCCACCCAAAGAAGGGCAATTACAGCGCAGGAGCTGCCAAGATTGGACGAGAAAAAGAGTCAAGAATTGCACGCAATTGATACACAATTCACGGATGCAGCGGCAAATAATACGGTTTAAATTGTGTGTGATTATTCTACAATTCGCAAATGCAGTAATATCAAGGGTTATAGCGTTTCGACTATTCGTGAACTATTCGGAAAAGTTAGGTTTTGCGAATAGTTGCAAGGGTATGACATGAATTGTATTAAAACAATTTGGTTTTCACACAATGACAACAGAACGAAACGGAAAACATTTTATGTTTCCATGTTTGCAAGAAAAGGATGGGGAGGGGGTCTGACAGAAAGGCCACCGGGCGGCTACTAAGTCCCTTAAATACCTCAAAAAATAAAAAGCCACTTACAACAACACCCATTGACTTTCGCCGTAAATAGGCTATAATAAATTTATAACAATTCACTTTCACGTTGCGAATCGCAACTAAATTTCCAAAAATTTTTTAAAAACAAAAAAAGAGTGTTTCGGATAGGAGAATGATATATGACCGGAAACGAGTATCAGAAATTAGCCATGCGGACAAATGATCGCAAAGCGACAGAAAGAATTTCGGATAAATTCGATTTGCTTAAATTTTGCAAAAAGAACAATATTGCATCTGCGTTGAAAGATTATGACCTTGGCGGTATTTTCAATGCTTGTCTTGGACTATCCGGCGAGGTTGGAGAGTTCAACGACATTATTAAAAAATGGATTTTCCACGAGAAACAGCTTGATATTGACCACGCAAAGAAAGAAGCTGGAGATATTTGTTGGTATCTTGCAATGCTTTGCGAATCCTTCGGCTGGAGCTTGGATGAAATCATGCAAATGAACGTAGACAAGCTTAAGGCACGTTATCCGGAAGGGTTTGACATTGAAAGGGCAAACCACAGAGCGGAAGGTGATGTTTAATGGCAAGCTGCAGCAATGAGTTGATGAAAACCGAGTATTCCGAAACCTTTGATGAAAAACGCAAAGGATTGATTGAACAGTCGTATTACAAATACGGACCGGCAAGAATGAACTTTTCCACAGGGAATGTGGATGCAATCGAAAGTTTGAAAATGTGCCTTGCCAAGTTTGAAGAGACCGGGAATCTTGAATATCTGTGTGATGTTGCAAATTACGCTATGTTCCGGTTTATGTTTCCACAGCAGGGCGAGTATTTCGAACATACGGACTCTGATTCATCTGCCGGGATCTTCGGTATGAGCGTAAATGAAATGGAACGATTCAAACAGGAACACAGCTTTGAGGATGGGAGATATTGATATGATTTTAAATATAATCGCTACGGCGATAGATGCCCTTGTAATACTTGGACTTATGGGAGGACAGGTAAAACAAAAAGACAATTCAAACGCAATTGGTTATTTGCTTTCATACGCGATCTTTGCAATGAATATTATAGTCATTTGGAAATGATGGGCTATCGCCAAACGGTAAGGCACAGGATTTTGATTCCTGCATTCCGGGTTCGAATCCCGGTAGCCTAATTGGTTGCATGCTGACGTTTCATGTAGCCACGTATGTTTTTCATATGTACTTGAACCCTTGGTTGAGTGATTCAAGCATTTGGGTTCCTCCTTTCGCCACTAGGACGATTCTGTTAAGGACGGTGCGAGACCGTCCGGTGGTATTTGTCGCAGAGGGCGGCATCTTGGCGTAAGACTATATGGTGTTGAGCGGTATCTGCTTTGTAATTTGCAGACGTGCAATCCATATAGCAGTCAATCATGGTTCGGGCATCTATCCCACGGTGTCCGAGCTGTGAAAATGTAATTCCCCTTAAGAAGTTAGGTGGTGGCAGAACGAAATGCAAGCAAAGAAGCTGATCGGTAAGAGTGTTGCCAAGTGATAGGCGGAAAATCATCCGTAATCAGCAACAACACCTTTTCAGAATCCGATTATGTGAGGTTCAAATCCTCACCCACCTACTCGGTCAAATTATGCTGTCTGCTTGCAGGCGGTCTATGTTTTGGCTGAAATACGATGCTTGTCTATTGCTCTGCAATAATTTAATTCGGAGTAGAACCATGGAAATAGGCTTGCATGGTAACATTGAGTTGCCGGTGAAATGCTGTAAACCGGATAGTGCAAGGCATAGCACGATAAACATTATTGCTAACCGTCTGATGGCGGTTATGGGGATTTAATTCAGTGGCAGAAGACACGGCTTATATCCGGGTTGTCGCGGGTTCGATTCCTGCAATCCCCACAGGTGATGTTGCCAGTACACCCCTAGTGTGTTTATTACAGAAATGCAGGTGCTAATCAATATACCGGTTAAACTTAGCACAGGTAACTGGATTGAGCGGTTGTCATTCAAAAGATGGCGGTAACCGCTGACTAAAAGAACCTTGCACTTAGTGTAGTGTGGAGCAAGGAAAAACGGAAACTACACGACATGGCTTGTTAGATGAGATGGATTAGCGACAGACTGAAAATCTGTATAGGGCGGCTCGATACCGCCACAAGCCATTGAGCGGTGTTAGTAGCACCGTGCCATTCTGAAACGCAAGGAATGGTTCGGGTAGGGAACTTCCATGCCCGGCACGTGCAGATATAATCCTAACTGGTAAGGAAACTGTTTGCTAAACAGTCAGTAGCCGAAAACGGTGTTTCGGTTCGAGTCCGAATATCTGCGTTTATCCTTATCTCCACTTAGCCGGGTGCTACTGCAATAGTTCCGGTCAATGGGGACTTATGGATGGTAGCGGTATCATTGGCAACAGAAAACCCTTCCGTGATTAGAAATTGCAGATTTGAAAGCGGTTGGCATGGTTTGGTCTGACAGGGTTCGATTCCCTGTGCCGCTATTTATTTACGCAAAATTGTGTGTGAGTATGATAAAACATTGTGGAATATTTATATCAAACAAAAGACACGGAATCTCACGAGGATTCCGATTTTTGCTATGATTGAGGTGTAATATGTGTGATTTTTGCCGGAATAAAAAGAAAATCATTGATGGTAAAGGAAATTTAGTTCTTTTTGGAGCTGAAAATAACATGATTTTCGACAATAGCGATGGAAAAGAGGTTGCAGGAGCCGTAAAAATTAATTTTTGCCCTATCTGCGGAAGAAAGTTGGTGTGATATGTGTGAATTTTGCGAGAAAAAATTTCCTATCATAACACATTATGGCAAATTTAAGATTGATAAGTTGTCAAATAAGCCTGTAATTACATGCGACTTGAATAAATGTCCGCCCTTTGCGGTGTGTAGCAGTAAAGATATGAATGTTGAAATGGTAATGAAAATAACTTATTGTCCTATCTGTGGAAGAAAGTTGGTTTAGTAATGGCAGAGCATTTAAGTAAATTAGCAGAAAAATGTAAAAGTTGCCCCAAATCTGAAAAATGTGACCATAAAAGAATGGAGTTATGCGCTTTAGCGGATTTGCCACCACAAAATCTTTCAAGTGCTACACAAGGCATTTTGATAGACAATATGTCGCCTATATTGAGGGAAGAAATAAAAAGCCCTTTAAGTCCATTTCGGTACAAAGACGAATTAGAAAAAGCACTAAATGATTTGCATTTTGGAAATATGTTTATGAATGGTGCTTAGAAAGGTTGGCGTAATATGTGTGATTTTTGTGGCAATGAATCGAAACAAATAATTGATGACAGAGAGAAGGATTCTATTTTGTATATTTCCGATTCAGAAAAAGACATAAGAATTTTTCTTGAATATCTCAAAAAGAAGATGGACAACAACGGAAAAGAATGTTTCTTAGATGGAGAACATGATATTTTAAAAACAGAAAATTACAATGTTGTCTGTAAAAGTATTCATGGTACTCTACTTGGAGTCGGATATGGGTATTGTCTACATTACTGTTTTTCGACAAATTTTGATAAGAGTAAGTGCAACGATATGGAAAAATGCTCGATGGAAGAAATTATTACGCACACAAGAGAGGGAGCAAGAGAAATATCGGAACTTGATATTTTATGTATGCTAGGGTTGGCTTGAAAGGTGGCGGAATGATGAAGCAGAAAAAAGAAATTTTATGCACATGTATTAATCATGAAAATTGTCCATTAGACCCGGTTAGTTGCGGATGTTCAATAGAAATTACGACTTTTGAAGATGCTTGTAGAGGTGAAAGAACGTTCATTCCGGGAATAATCGAATGTGATAAGTGAGGGATTTATATGAAACATCAAAAAGAATGGAGCACTTGCGACAGGTGCGGTGTGGAAATAAAAGCAAAACCAAAGAGAGGGATAAAATTTACATTAATTGGGCGGTGCTCAGATATTGAACCGACATTTGAAGATTGCGACATAGCAGCAGAGGTTGAAAGTATCTATAAATTCAAATTATTCAATCGAAAATATGACCTATGCCCTAAGTGTAGGAAAGATTTTAAGGAGTTTATGAGAAATGACAGTTAATATGGGAACCCAAACCTATGAAATGAGCCGTAAGCAGGCAAAGGCTATCCTTGGAACGGCTAAGAAACTTGCAAATTGCAACATATACGGCATTGAAAAAGGCAATGTGGTGATTATGCTGAATGAAAAGTATGAGGACGATATGAGCCTTAAAAAAGCCGTAGAGGAGTATAAAAAGAAAGGGTTCAAGGTGCATTGGAAATGAAGAAAACACGTTCAAAAATCATAATCAAAACAAGAGCTGGCGGTTACACAAAGATTTATGCTAACGGAAAATGGCAGAAGAAAGTATGTGTTATTGACTATCGCGCAGAATGCAGCAACAAAGATGGTATAAAGGTTACTTGCGAATTTGATAAACTGAAAACTGATAAAAACGGTTCGGCTATCTACGATGAAGATAAAAAAGATTTTGCAAAAGAACACGTAGTTGCAAAAATTTAGGAGTGGGATTATGGAATATCAAAACACAATGCTTTGTAGTGGATATAGCCACGAACTAAAACCTTGCGAGCATATAATGAATTGTGATTTATGTACCGGTCCAAGTGTTGACACATATGGAAATGAGCGATATGTATGCGGTCGGGGAGTTGCAGACTTTAGGTGCAAGAGAGACAATCCGAACTGGAAGCCTTTGACAAAACAACAATTTATTGAATTATACAAACAAATGCCAGACAGGACAAATATAAGCATTGTAGAATTGCTCGAAGGCGCGATAATTGACGGAATTGTGGAAGGAAACAATGATGAAATTTCAGTGCAGAAAAATGGTACAGGAGATAGCTGACACGGCATTAGACAATGCCACGATCAACAATATTCCGTTTCGTGAATGGATTGATAATGTGAATAATGCTTATGCAAATAAAAAGTGTAATCTGACTTCTTGCCGATACAATGCAGATGGCAAGTGTACCGATGATGAGAAGAGAAAAGAATGTATTGATATTTGCGAAAAAGTGATGTGCATAAAGTAACCAAAGGAGAACAAAAAATGTTAATAGTTGCATTACAAGATGATATAGACAACTTATACACCATATGGAACACAACCACAGACCGATTTTTAGGAGTTAATCTTGGAAAGTATGAAGCTGTCGGAATTATTATGGATTACAAGGGGGATTACACCTTTGAAAAGGCATTAGACAGAGTAGAACACCCACAACCATTTTCTGATATTACTAAGCATATAATAAACGGATGCGAAGAGGGAATTTATGTGAAATGTCCACATTGCGAGGAAATTAGAAAACTTACACCGGACGAGACGGAAAAAATATTAAAGACAGGCAAGCAAGTAATTTGTGATTGCTTATGTGGGAAAATATATACAGTTGAAATTGATAATGATGCGATATTTACGCATTAAAATATATTACCGGCTAACGAATAGAGTTAGTCGCTACCCTAAAACAGTTATAGGCAGAGGTCAAGGCACTTCTGCTTTTGCGGAGGTGCTTTTTATTTGGCTTCAAAGCAGTTAATCAATGCAGTAAATGGATATGAAAATTACATAAAGAAAAACGGAATAGATGAACAGGTAATTAATGCCTATGTAGATGCTTGTAGCGTAGCCATAAACGGAGAGAAAGATATTGAGTATGGATTACAACTTACAGAAAGGGCAAAAGACATTATAGAGCGTTTCTGCAAGGATAAAACAGGCGGTACGATTTGGGATTTGGAAAAATACGCATTCGACCACAAAACCGCATATGATCTGATAAACAAAAAATATGAGATTTTGTTACTCGAAGCCCAAAACAAAATAGTTGACAGCTATTTTCAGTACATAGAGAAAAAGCGTGAGCCTAAAGACCGATTTTATATGCCACGTAGGAAACAACTAATCAAAATCGGACTTGTGGACGCATTACAAGGCATGATTGATGATAAATACGACATATTGTGTGTGAGTCTAGTGCCAGGAGCTGGAAAGAGTACGATTGAGAAATTTTTTCATTCGGCAGTTGCTGGTTGGTTTCCAAAAGACTACAGCCTATTTTATTCGCACAGTGGCGATATTACACGAATGTACTATGATGGGGTATACGACATTGTTACCAATGATGATGATTATGCATGGCATGACATTTTCCCTAATCTATCAGTTACAAGCACGAATGCCAAAATGGAGCAATTTAATATTGGCAAATACAAACCTTTTCCGTCTGTACAGTGTACTTCTGTAGGAAGTAAGAATGCTGGTAAAGTCCGCGCAAGTAAATTTTTGCTAGTTGATGATATGATAGGTGGAATTGAGGAAGCCTTAAATCCTACAATACTTGATAAATTATGGAATAAATACGCAGTAGACGCAAGACAGCGTAAGACACAAGATACAGACGGAAAGCCGTGTAAAGAGATACATATTGCCACTCGTTGGAGCGTACATGATGTTATCGGACGTATTCAAAATATGTATATTGGAGATCCGAGAGTCAAAACAATATCGGTTCCTGATGTAGACCCAGTGACAGGGGAAAGTAATTTTGATTATGAGTATGGCGGTTTTACGAAAGAGTTTTTTGCCGACCAACAATTACTCATGGACGAAATCTCTTACCGATGTTTGTATAAACAGGAGCCTATTGAACGTGAGGGATTACTATTCCCGGATGATAAAATCCGCAGATACCTCAATCTGCCACACGGAGAACCAGAAATTGTTACAGCTCAATGTGATACTAAAGGCAAGGGAACAGACTATTTTGTTATGCCTGTGCTTCAAAAATATGGGGACGACTATTACTGCGTTGATTGCGTGTGCGATAATACGGCAGACTATGAAATGCAGTATGAAAATGCGTCAAACATATTGGTCAACAATCAGGTACAAGAGTGTGAGTTTGAACGTAATGCCGGTGGTGACAGAGTGGCTATGGAAGTTAATAAGCGAGTTGAAAATAAAGGATGGATATGCAACATCACTGATGTACCGACAGAGACAAATAAGGAAGCACGTATTTTTCAGTGTTCTAACTGGATTTTACAACATATTATTTTCAAAGATCAATCACTTTATAAGCCTAATGAGCCATATGGAGTGATGATGTCATTATTAAAGCAATATTCGGTATCGGGCAAGAAACAATTAGATGATGTGCCGGATGTTTTCTCAAACTTTGCGTTAAGAATTACAAAAGGAAACAGGATAAAGAAGACAGTAATAATATCAAGTCCGATATAAGAGGAGGGTTTGTATGACAACCAAGGATTATTTGAACCAAATAAGCAGACTCAATAGAATGATAAATAATAAGCTGTCAGAGATATCACAGCTTAGAGAACTTTCCCACAGCATATCGGCGGTAAAAAATGAAGAAAGAGTAATGTCGTCATCTGACCCAGATAAAATAGGCTCTACATACGCCAAAATTGACGAAATGGAGCATAATCTTGATAACATGATAGATGAATACATTGAAAAAAAAGACTTGATTATAGGGCAAATAGACGGCATAGAGAATGAAGATTGCTATAATATTTTGTTTTCAAGATATATCGAAAAGAAAACTTTTGAAGTCATCGCTACAGAAATGAAATACTCATGGAGGCAAATTATCAGACTTCACGGAAAGGCTCTTAAAGCATTTGAAGAAAAATATGGTAACACGTATTCAAAGATGTCATAGAATGTCATATTGCTCCAATGATATACTGTATTTGTAAGAAGTTACAAAGATGTTTTTCATAAACACATTCTTCATCAAAAGCACCGTTGCTTAATTGTGGCGGTGCTTTTTGTTATGCAACGAGGTAAAAATATGAATTTTTATATGAATAAAGATAAATCAATCATGTGCCCGAACTGTCATAAGTTTTTAACTAAAGCAGACAGCAAAGACCCACGAACACATAAACTGGCTTGTAGGCACTGTCGCAAGTGGATTTGGTATGTACCTAACAATGATGACGATTTTCAGATTAAGGAAATACCGGACAGAAGAAGTTCGAATGGCATGAGATTTTATTAGAGGTGTAGACAATGCAGGTAGGAAGAATTGTCATATATACAGGCGCAAAAGAAATAACGTCTGACAATATAATACCAATTTTGCGTGAAGCAATTTTGGAACATGATATTAATTCTAACAGAATACAGTTTCTTCTTGATTATGACGCAGGAATACAGCCAATAGTTAGGAAGAATCCAAAGACTTACAGACCAGACATTGACTGTAAGTGCTGTGATAATGTGGCTAATGAAGTCACGGAGTTTAATTTAGGTTTTAAGTGGGGAAATCCTATAACGTTAGTTCAAAATGGCGACAATGAGGATTCTAACCTTACAAAAGCTATAGCGGAATTAAACAGTTGCTACGAATCACAGAACGCAAGACAGAAGCAGCAGAAACTTGCAAGATATGTTGAAATCGGTGGTGTTGGATATGTCCTCATTGATGTAAATACAGAATACGAGGATGGGGAAAGCTATTTCACATATAATGTATTAGACCCAAGAACAACATTTGTTGTAAGGTCAACCGCCTACAGCGACAAGAGAGTTGTTCTTGCTGGGACATATATAAAAGATAAACACAGCGGTACCAGGTATTACACTTGTTTTACCAAAGATACGAGATATGAAATTACCGACGGAATAAAAATCACTAACGGAAAAAATAAAGGGAAAACAAAATGGGGGTTTTTGGAGAGAAGCGGAGAAGAAAACCCACTGCATAAAATTCCTATCATTGAATACACAAGGTCATTTGATAGAATGGGCTGTTTTGAACGGCAAATATCTGAAATGGATAACTTAAACCTACTCATTTCAGATTTTACAAATGATGTCGAACAGAATACACAGGCAGTATGGCATACAAATGATGTTGATTTCCCAGTTGAACAAGAAACAACAGTTGATAAAGATGGAACGCAACGCATTACTGAAAAAGTAAGGAAACCAAAATCTGGAGAATGGATGCAGACCTACACATCAGCAGATGGCAAAACTCCAATAGTTGAGCCACTTGCAATTAATTACGATTACACAGGTATGCTTAATAATATCCAATCAAGGCGGCAGATAATATTGCAGAAATGCAATGTACCACAACGGAATGATAACAGTGGTGGTAGTACAGGAGTTGCAATGTCAGACGCAACAGGTTGGTCACAGGCTGAGACAGCGGCAGCAAAACAGCAATTAATTACTGATGGCTGCAAAATGGAAGAAATAAAAGTTGTTCTTGCGGCTATTAAGTTTTCAAACAATGTTAGCAGAAGTAACCCATTACTTAAATTAAGGGCAAGAGATGTAAAGCCTAACATTAAGCGACAAAAAACTTATGAAATGTCAACCAAGGTTAATGCCATGGCAACATTGATAAGCCACGGATTTAGCCTTAAAGATACAGTTGATGCAATTCCATTCTTTGATGACCCTAACGATGTTGTAGCGAGAAGCGGAGAGATGGTTAAGGCATATCAAGACAGTATAATCAACAAAGGCACGCAGAACCAAGCGGAGGGTGGAGATGGAGAACAGCCACCTAATAAAGACCGCACAATGCAAGACTTATCAGACCAGACAGAAAATAGTCCGGTTATAGATAAGAGCAGAACAGATAAATAATTGATATTGAGCCACAAGGTAGAAAATGCCTTGTGGCTTTTTATATGCCCTAGAGAAAGGGCAATACAAATATCGCAAGAAAGTTGAGAGAACAACAAAAAACGCAGAAAGCAGAGGTAAAAAAATATGGCAGATGTAATTAACGCAACAACAGAACCAACAACTGACAATGAACCACAGAACGAAGAGCATACACCTAGCGTAGAAGAACTTATGGCACAGCTCGCTAGTGAAAGAGCTGAAAAAGAGAAGTATAAGAACGCTTCCGATAAAGCCAGTTCAGAAGCAGCTAAGTATAAGAAAGAACTTCGCTCGAAGCAGACAGCAGAAGAACAGGAAGCGGAAGCAAAAGCGGAAGCTGAAAAATTGCAGGCTGAAAAGTTCGAGAACATGAGCAAAGAACTTAATCATATGAAAGCCGTCAATGCTTATCAGAAAGTTATAGGTGATGGAAAGGATATTGATTCTTTGATTGAGGCGGTTACAGATGCAGACCATAGCCTTATAGCAACTGTAATTGCTAATGAAGTGCAAAGACAGGTTAAAGAAGCAAAGGCAGAGTGGCTTAAATCAAGACCGGCTATTAATGCAGGCGGTGGAGAAGAAAGCACGATAACACAGGAACAGTTTAACAAGATGAATTACCACGAAAGAGTGGAGTTCAAAAATAAGAATCCAGAACTTTATAAAAAGTTCACAGAGTAGAAAACGGAGGTAAAGAAACTATGCCACAGACTAAGTTAGAAAATTTAGTAGACCCACAAGTAATGGCTGATATGGTATCAGCTAAGTTACCAAAGAAAATTAAGTTTTCGCCTATTGCAAGAGTTGATACAACACTTGTAGGCAGACCGGGAAGCACAATCGTTGTGCCAAAGTATGCTTATATTGGTGACGCAGAAGATGTAGCAGAAGGTGTTGCTATGGGTACAACAGTACTTACAACATCTACAACAGAAGCAAAGGTTAAGAAAGCAGGTAAGGCTGTAGAGCTTACAGATGAATCAGTATTATCTGGTTATGGCGACCCACTTGGTACAGCTATCAATCAGATTGCTATGTCAATCGCTGCAAAAGTTGATAATGACAGCTATGACGCACTTTGCACAGCACCTATTGATTACGATGGAACAGCAGCACCTATCAGCTATTCAGCAGTTGTAGCGGCTAATAGCAAATTTGATGATGAATCTGATTCATCACTTACAAAGATATTATTCATTAACCCAGCACAGGAAGCAACATTACTTAATGACGATGATTTCAAGAGCAATGACAAGTACCCACTTAATGTAATTATGAATGGAACTATCGGTTCTATTGCAGGAGCGCAGGTTGTTAAGTCTAAAAAAGTTAAGCTGGTTAAGTATGAGCTTGATGATTCAACAGGAACAATCAATGTTGTAGCTGATACAACAAGTGAGGATGCAACGAATGTTCACCTTGACACAGCACTTGCACATACGCTTAAGCCAAAGGGCAAAGAAATTAAGGTAGGTAGCAAGTTAAAGTCTGTTACAACAGAGTTCTACGCTTGCCCTATTGTTATCGTGTCAGCAGATGACCCTAACGAGGACGCAGGTGCAGATGGCGCATCAGAGGAAGAGAATGCACTTACAATCTATATGAAGAGAAGCGTTGAGATTGAATCAGACAGAGATATTCTTGCAAAGACAACTGTTATCTCTGGTGATGAACACTATACAGCAGTCTTAAGCAATGATTCAAAGGTTGTTCTTGCTAAGTTTGGAAAGTAAGAGGTGTTTATATGTTATTAAGACGACATAAAATCAACGCCGCAAAGCAGAGCGAAGAAGTAACAGCAGATAATGTAAGACAAGAAGCTGTTTATGGAGATGAGCTTAAGTATGAGGAAGAGCAGGACAAGTTCCCTGCTCAACCTACAAGCGACTACACAAAGACAGATATTAAGCGTATGTCAACAGCGGACTTGCAGACACTTGCCTTAGAACAAGGTATTGAGAACGCAATGGAGCTTACAGGAGCAGAACTTAAAGAACTGTTAATTGAGAAATTAGGGTTATAGGAGCTGAAATTATGGAATACACCACATTAGAGCAAGTTAAAATCAGACTTAAACAATTTCATATTGATACAGTCACAAATGATGATGAAACAACATCTGATGTGGTAGTGTTCGATAACAAAGAAGATAATCCGGTAATCGAACAGCTTATTAAACAGGCTGCAGAAGATGTAAAGGCGAGAAGAAATTACCCCGAAAGCTACACAGACGAAATGGTAACCGAGGACTTGAAAAAATTTGAGAGTGTTATTGTTAATCTGGCTGTCTACGACCATTCGCAGGCAGGTGAAACATTTATGGCAAGCTACAACGAGAATGGCGTTAACAGAGCTTGGAGAGATAGAGGCAGCTTATTTGTTGGGGTATTTCCATTTGCTAAAGTTTTATAAAGAAGATTGAGCGTGACCATTATGGTTGCAGGCGGCGCACATTAAGCGGTGGTGGGCAGTGCGTCAAAAGGAGATTCAAATGAAAAGTATTTTGATTCAAACTTATCTTGTGGCACTGCCAATAGTGCTTGGATATATAGTTTGGCTTCTTAAACAGCAAAAGAAAAGCAGGGACGCGAACAGTAAAGGAACAATGCTCCTTTTGCGTGCCCAGCTTATTGAATACCATGCAAAGTACACCAGAATCGGAGAAATACCGTCATATGCCTATCAGAACTTCTGTGAGATGTATGATGCGTACCATGCGTTAGGTGGAAACGGCATGGTTACGAAAATGAAACATGAGATTGAAGAGATTCATATAGGGAAAGGAGATAAAAGCCATGAGGAATTGGAAGGATTGGACTAAGAAAGCCGGAATCCGAGCAATCAAGACTGTTGCACAGGCGGCAGTTGCCGGAATTGGAACGGCGGCATTTATGGGTGCGGTGGATTGGAAATATGTTCTTTCCGCATCAGTCCTTGCCGGAGTGTTATCGCTTCTGACAAGTGTTGCCGGAATCCCAGAGGAAAACACCAATGCTTGACATTAACAAGCAGGAAATGAAGTATTCGCAATCCGGTCAGACGGTATTTATCCCACAAACTGACGAAAATGGAGATATTGTCTATGAAGGGTACAAGGATTCCGATGGGAACTTTGTACCTTATTTAGATTCCGAAGGCAACAAGATTCCAAAAGGCGAGGAAGTTGAAGGGTTTTCAGAACCTACGACATTCAAAGCCAACATCAGTAATAAGTTGTCAGAAGCCCTTGTGAAAGAATTCGGAATTGATGATAGTACATCATACTGTCAGCTTGTCACGGATAAAGGATATTTGCCACTGAAAGCCGGTGATGTGGTGTGGAAACGTTCGGAAGTCAAACGCACTGATGATGGACTTGTGGATTCAGAAACCGCAGATTACATCGTAAAAGGCGTTGCTGATGAAGGACTGACAACGGATTTGTTTCTTCTTCGGAAGAATATTAAGTAGGTGATTGCATGAAAAAGAAACCTATTTCAATGACACTATCCACTAAGTCCATACAAGACGCTATAAAGAAATTAGAACAGTACCGCGATAGTTTACAGGCTAAGTGCGATTTGCTTGTTTCTAGGCTTGCACAGGAAGGTCAGACGGTGGCAATAAAACAAATATCGAAATCTCCAATAGGGAACACGATAACGGTAAGGGTAGATAAAGCACCGCAGTTAATGACCTCGAATGCGATTCTGATTGCAACCGGAAAAACGGTAACGTCAGAAGATAGAGAACCGTTCTATACTTTGTTGGCGGTAGAGTTTGGAGCCGGTATTTTTTATAACTCCAAAGAGAACCCGAAAGCACCGGAACTTGGATTCGGTGTCGGCACATATCCTGGGCAAATACACGCTTTTGAAGATGGTTGGTACTATTGGGACGATAAGACCGAAACATGGCGTTATACCCACGGTATCAAAGCCACAATGCCTATGTACAATGCGGAACAACAGATTATTCAACAGTATGTAAAGATTGCAAGGGAGGTATTCGGTGGAAAATGAGTTAAATAGTTGGGCACTTGATTTTGAAGACACCTTATGTTCCCTTTTAAAATCGTACATGGAGAGCAAGGTAAGAGGAATTAAGGTGACGCAAGATGAAGAATCGGGCGGCACCGCAACATTCCCGACACTTTTAGTCAGACAAATCGGTGGCACAGAAGCCGGAAGGACTAATGAAGCAAAGACAATCAACGCAATTCGCCCAACATTTCAAATCACAATTACAAACAAAGGTTCAAGAAAGGCAACTAAGGACATCGCAGCATATGCGGTGTCTTTTTTTAAACAACAAATGTTTGAGGTATCAAATGTAATTCAAACAATTTCCAAGCAAGTGCGAACGGTTACATTCCGCGCAACTCGCGTAATTGGAAACATTGAGCATTTAGATCAGCTATAAGCAGAAAGGAAGTAGAAAATATGGCATCAACAAGTTATAAAACGCGTGTCATTGTAAAAGAGCACACGGAAAAACAGGCCGATTTTGCAGGAACATACAATCTTTTGGTTGCGGCTAAGTCAGTTCCAAGCCCTGCATCACCGCCAAACACAGTTGAGTCAACCACGATGGAAGATGACCAGCAGACCTTTGAAAAAGGAATTAAGACTTCTGATTCAAGAGAAATCACAGGAAACCTTGAAAAAGAATATCTTTCAAAGGTGGATGGATATGGAGATAAAAAACTTGATATTATCCATCTGTATGGAACGGACGGTATTGGCGGCGTAGCGAAGTACGCATATGTAGGAACCGCAACTGCCACACCTAACGATGTAGGTGGAAACGATGAAATCCTTGAAATGACGGTAACAGTTATTCCAAGTACAGCATCAGAGCTTGTTACAGATAAGCTGACTGTCGTTGATAATAACGATGGCACATTCACTGTAACAGTGGTGGGGTAAAAAGCCTATCGGACGAGCAATCGACCGCACCGGTAGGCGAGGATGAACGGTCGATCGCAGAACTTGAAGCAATAAGATAAGCAACAATGGGGCGGTGGCAACACTGCCCCTTGCCAATATAGGGCAGAAAGGCAAGGTAAAACATGAAAGTAAAGTTAGGAAATAGCGAATATTCAATCAAATTTGGTTTTAAGCCAACATTAAAGTCACATCTTATCAAAGATGTATCAGAGTCGGTAAGCGAGCAGGATGGAAGCTTAGAATCCGTAGAGAAACTGTTACTTGAAACACTTCCTAAGATGCTTCTTGTAGGACTGCAAGTAAACCATAAGGACGAGTTCGGATATGACTACGATACAAACGAGAAATACGATGAGCAGTTTAATAAGGTGCTTAATCTGCTTTCTGAAAAGATTGACGATGGTGAGATTGACTGTATTGAGTTGTTCAACGAATTAGAGAATGAGTTGGAGTCAAACAGTTTTTTAGCGAAAATGATGGAGACGGAGAAGAAGAATCGAACACCGGCAAAGAAAACTCCATCCAAGACAGCCAACAAGAATTAACATGGGAATATTACGTTGCGGAAATCCGTCCGTTTTACCTTATGGTAACGAAAGGCTACGGATTTTCCGTTGATGATATAGATATGATGAATCCAGAGTTGCTTAAGCCTTATGTGGATGCATATAAGGCAGAATGGAAGCAACGCGACATGGAAATGTATATGTGGTTCGGCAGATATGCAACGTCAGCACTTGTGACCGCAATAGACGCGACATTCGGCAAGGGTAATAGTAAGTACGTGAAAGAAACTTGCTATGATTCCATTGAAAAGCATAATGCGGACGACCCTGATGCAGAGATGCGAGAAATGCTTAAGGCAGAAGAAGCATGGGCGGCTGAATCAAGGAAATCACATTTACCAAAGCCAAAGATAGTTTAAGAAAAGAGGTATTGCTATGGCAGTAATTATCGGAAGTGCGCGGCACGATGAACACGGAAACTGCTATTCTGGTGGAAAAGCCGGAGACCAGACCGGACAGGAAGTGTCTACGCAGAAGTTTTACAACCATTCTAAGGGATGGTACGTGCTAAGGGCGAAGGACGATAGGGTTGCGGAGAAGTTAGCCGAAGCTATGCAGATTGCATCTGACAACAAAAATATCGGCTATGACCAATCGGAACGCTACGGAGTCATTAAACATGGCATTAACACAAAGGTCAAGACGGAATGCGATTGTTCGTCCCTTGTACGTGCTTGTATTATCTATGCATCCGGCAAGGATGTGGGGGATTTTAATACATCTAATGAACGACCGGCAATTTTGAAATCCGGTTTGTTTGATGATATGGGTTCTTATCATGACGAGTTTATTCTTCGCAACGGAGATATTCTTGTGACACGCATAAAAGGTCACACAGTTATTGTTGTAAAAGGCGCAAGAAAATGCAAAACCAAGTATTATCCGAAGTATACCGGAAATTCCGGTTCAATCGTTGAAGCATTAAAAGCGGTTGGGGAAGATGATGTGTCGAAAGAACATCGTGCGGAAATCGCAAAAAAGAACGGATTTTCCAATTTCAAGTTTACATCAGAGGAAAATTCAAAGATGCTTTCTCTTCTGAAAAAGGGAAAACTGAAAAAGTAATTCAAGGGCGGTAAGGGTCAAATCTTACCGTCTTTTTCTTATGTAGAAAGTTGGTGGATAAATGGAATTAGATTCTCTTGAAATAAAAATCCAAGCGCAGGCACAACAGGCAAGCGGTCAGATAGATGCGCTTGTGACAAGACTTGGGCGATTATCTTCCGCGCTTTCTGGGCTTAGTACCGGAAATCTGAATAGTCTTTCCACAGGGGTAAACAGACTCGCAGGGGCAATGACGGCAATGCGTGGAATTGACACACGGACTTTTTCTGCAGTTGCAAGAAATGTAAGCAAATTAGGCTCTATCAACAGCAAACAGATTAATGCTGCGGCTGGTTCTATGCGTCAGATTTCCAATGCGGTAAAAGGGATTTCTGGAATGTCGGCATCTGTTAAGGGTCTGACCGACCTTGCATCTGCAATCAAACAGCTTGGCTACCAGAGTTCCACCAAGGCGATTGAAAATATCCCGAAACTTGCCACGGCAATGCGACAGCTTATGTCCGAACTGTCGAAAGCCCCTAGTGTAAGCCGGAATATTATTGACATGACAAATGCATTGGCAAAATTATCACGTACCGGTGGAGCGGCAGGAACAGCGGCAAAAAGCATCACAAGCTCATTTAGCGGATTTAGTTCCGGTGCTTCTGCGGTTACTAAGAAGTCGTTTTCCCTTGCGTCTGCAATCGGAAAAGTGTATGCAACGTATTGGGCTTTATTTCGCGGATTTAGGCTACTTGGAGACGCTATTGACATATCATCCTCACTGACAGAGGTTGAGAACGTTGTAAGGCAGACATTCGGGCAGTATGAAAGTCTAATTAACAATTTCGCAAAAACATCCATTGAAAAATTTGGTATGTCCGAATTGTCCGCGAAACAGTTTGCAAGCCGTTTCCAAGCAATGGGAACCGCCCTTGATATTCCACAGGGGAAAATGGCAAATATGTCTATCCGGTTGACAGAATTAGCCGGAGATATGGCTTCATTCTATGATGTGAGCCAAGAAGATATTGCCAAGAGTCTGCAATCTGTATTTTCCGGTACTACGGCACCTATGCGGCGTTATGGCATCGACTTGACACAGGCAACATTAAAGGAATGGGCATTAAAGCAAGGGCTTGATGCGAACATTTCCTCAATGACGCAGGCTGAAAAAGCCATGTTGCGTTATCAATATGTGCTTGCGCATACAACCAATATCACCGGAGACTTTGCGCGTACAGCAGATACATGGCATAACCAGATAACCATGCTTAAAGAGAACTTCAAAGCACTTGGAGCGGTCGTTGGTGGTGGTTTAATCAATGCATTTAAGCCATTTATCAAGGTACTTAATGCAGTTCTACAAAAGGTGATTGCTTTTGCAGAGATGGTAACAAATGCTTTAGGTTCTATCTTCGGATGGAAGTATGAAGCAAGCAAAGGGGCAGGAATCAGCGGTCTTTCTGATGATATTGGAAGCGCATCTGACGGCATGGACGATTTAAGCAATGCCGCAGGAAACGCAGGGAAAAACACGGGTGGTATCGCAAAAAATGCCAAGAAAGCAAAAAAGGAAATCCAACAGGCAACTCGTGCATTTGATGAATTAAAGGTTATTTCAAAACAAAGTAAAGATAATACTTCCGGTTCCGGGAATAAAGGTTCTGGTTCTGGATCTGGTTCAGGTGCTGGTGGCGGCACCGGTGCTGATGGTGGATTAGTTCAGACGGACACCATCTTTAAGAAATTCAAAAGCAAAATCAAAGACCTTGAACAGTTGGGAGAGTCTATTTCCGGTGCGTTAATTAACGCAATGAAAAAAATTAAATGGGAAAAAGTGTATGCAAAAGCTGAAGGTTTTGGAAGGGGATTAGCCAAATTCCTTAACGGACTATTTAAAGGGCAAAAAGGAACAACGCTTTTCGGAGAAACCGGAAAACTGATCGCAAATTCATTAAACACGGTGCTTCATGGATTGGATTCGTTTGGAACGACATTTAATTGGAAGCAATTTGGAAATTCAATCGCAGACGGAATAAACAAGTTTTTCCAAAACTTTGACTTTGCATTATTGGCTAAAACGCTTAATTCGTGGGCGCAAGGGGCGTTTGATGCAGTTACTACGGCATTAAAGAAAATTTCTTGGAAGGATGTATGGAAAGGCGTCAAGAAATTTTTAAGCAACTTAGACGTAAAAACAGTTGCAATTATCATCGGTGCGCTGACAATCAAAAAAATTCTTGGATTGCATCTTGCAAAAACCGCACTTGGAATCATAGGAACTTCCATTTCAAAAGCAATAGCTGGTTCACTTGCATCAAGGCTTGGCGTTGAAATTGCGGCAAATGAGGGAATCTCGGCAGTATTGTCTACCGCTTTGTCAAAAAAAATAGGTGGGGCGTTTGCTACACTTGGAACAACTGTTTCAGCTGGTGTCAAAGCTTTATTCGGTAGCGGTGCGGCAGAGAGCGCACTTTCTTTTATCAGCCCGGTAGCAAAAGCTATAACCGGGATTGGCTCTGTTGCGATTGGCGCATTTACTGCAATATCAAACTTTGTGACCATGTTAAAGAACGGATTCAGTTGGCTTAATGAAGCACTTATGCTTGTCGGAGTTACGATTACGGCAGTCGGAGCGGTTATTTTAGGGGTAGCGGCAGCACCTGCAGCGATTACCGCAGGAATAGTAGCCGGTGTTGCAACGGCGGCTGTAGTAGTCAAGGATCATTGGAAAGAAATAAAAGGAATTTTCTCAAAAGCAGGAGATTGGTTTAATACTAATGTGATTAAGCCAATAAGCGGTTTTTTTAAGGGATTATGGGAATCTGTTTCCGGTTTTTTCTCTTCTTTATGGAAAGATATATCCGGTGTATGGAAAACAGTTTCTGGATGGTTCAATACTAATGTTATAACTCCTATTGTTTCATTTTTCCAAGGATTTTCGAAAAGAGTTGGTCAAATCTTTGAAGGATTGTGGATCATTGTCAAGGCTGTATGGATTGTTGTTTCTGATTGGTTTAAATCAAAGGTAATAGAGCCAATAAAGAAGAATTTTGAATTATTGAAATCGGCAGTATCAACTGCATTCAAGGTTCTATGGACAACTGTAAAATCGGTATGGGCGGTGGTTTCCGGTTGGTTTAAGGAGCATGTTACAACACCTATCAAGAATGCTTTTAGCTCAGCAAAAGAATCTATTCAGAAAGCTTTTAGCGCGGCAAAGACAGCGGTAACCGGGGCGTGGAATAGTGTTTCTAGTTGGTTTAAAGAACATGTAACCACCCCGATAAAAAATGCTTTCTCGAAGATGAAAGAAAGTGTAGCTGAAATATTCAGCAAATTATGGAATAGCGTGAAAAGTGGTGTTGCCGGGGCAATGAACACCGTAATTTCAAGAATTGAAACAGCAATAAATTCATTGATCGGTGGAGTGAATACCGTTTTGAGAGGGTTCAACAGTGTTGTTTCTGCGGCGGCTAAAGTAGCAAAGGTAAAGTGGAGCGGAGTCGATCTTGTGCCGAAAGTGAGCCTACCTAAAGTAAAGGCTTATGCAACGGGCGGTTTTATGGATAAATATAGCATAGCAACAGTTGGAGAAAATGGACTTCCGGAAATTATGGGAACAGTCGGAGGTAAGCCAGCGGTCGCAGGAAGCCAAGAAATTACCGGAATCAAAGATGCTATCAATTCAACATCTGCGCAAGAGGTTTCCTTACTGCGACAACAAAATCAGTTATTACAAGCTATTTTACAGAAAAATTTCGGAATTACTACAAACGACATAGGAAAAGCTGCAAGGGATTATGGTAGAGAACATTACAATCGAACCGGAGACAATGTATATGTTTTTTAGTGACTTCTATAATAGAACGTGATATAATTCTAAATAAATCATATCACAAGAAAGGAGTCATTATGAGAAACACAAAAAAATTATTAGTAGCGATGGGATTGGCATTTGCCGTTTTGATTTCGGCTATGCCAATCCAAAATGCAGATGGGGAACAGATTGTTGCACAGGCGGCAACTATCAAATTAAGCAGAAAGACTCTTAATTTAAAAATTGGAGAATCCGCAACATTAAAGATAAGCGGAATGAGGAAAACTGCTAAATGGAGTAGTGGCAATAAATATGTTGCTTCTGTAAACAAGTCTGGAAAAGTTCTGGCGGTTGGAGAAGGAACAACGTACGTAAAAGCAAAAATTGCAAAGAAAACGCTTTCTTGCAAAGTTACCGTCACTTCTTCCTTTAATGCGAACAAGGTAAAGAAAAACATCTCAATTGAATACCAAGATAGTGGTCATGGAGTTGTTGCTATCTTGAAAAACAACAACAAGGTAACTGTTGATCTGGACGCAAAACTTGTATACTACAAAAACGGTAAAATGCTGGATAGCAAAAGCGATTGTAACAGAGCTTTTGAATCCGGTAAGGAATGTGTTCTTTATTTTGACGCACCGAGCGATTCTGATTATAACGATGTTTCTTATGATAACTATAAAATGTCGTTGAGTGTTGATGAAGCAACAAATGCTGTTTGTGATGTTCGCAATATAATGGTTCAATCGGACATTGGAGCAGATAATGTTACGGTTGAAGCTACAAACGATTCCGGAAAAGATTTTTCATTTGTGAAAATTTCTTGCGTAATGTATGATGCATCTGGCAACTTGATCAAATATGATTATCATTATGCAGAATGTGAAAAGAATGGAGATACAGATTATTTTTCATTTAGTTTTCCGTACGATTCAAATTACGATACGATCTATCCGAGCAGTTATAAGATATATGTTGATGAAGCATATACATATACTTGGTTACAATAAAAATTGAAAGATAAATGATACTTAAGCCGTGGAAACACGGCTTATTTTAATTCCAAAATCGGATTGACACAAAATCAAAAATAGTCTATCCTTATTACTAAGGAAACAACCTTATCCGTGAAGAAGCGGATTACTTACTCGAACGCCATACTGTACGAAAGAGGAAACCAATGTGATTTCACAACCGGTTTCCTTTTTTTATTCAGATAAAAATGTATGGAGGTAGACACGAATGAAAAAATCACAACTTATGCTTAAGATTCAAAACAGCATTGAGGTATTTGAAAATCCAATATTCGGACAGATCAGAATGGTCATGGTCGATGATGAACCGATGTTTTGCCTTATTGATGTTTGCAGGGCATTGGAAATTAAAAATGCTACAGACGTAGCAAAAAGGCTTGATGAAGATGAACTGACTAGATTAAATCTAGGCGGTCGTGCAGGAGAATCAAATTTCATTACAGAGAGCGGCTTATATGCGGTTATTCTTCGGAGTGACAAACCGAACGCAAAGAAGTTCCGCAAGTGGGTAACATCCGAGGTTCTTCCTACAATCCGTAAAACAGGTGGGTATGTCAATAATGATGAATTATTTATTTCCACTTACCTGCCGTATGCGGATGAAAACACTAAGCTAATATTTTCACAGACATTAAAAACTGTTAGAGAGCAGAACGAAACCATTAAAAGGCAGAAGAAAGAAATCATCCATAAGGAAGATGTTATTATCGGACTCGTTGATGATATTGACTTAGCGACCAAGAGACAGCGGATAACGCAGATTGTCCGTTTCGGTGCCGATGGAAAGTATCAAGAACGCTATTCGTTGCTTTATGGAGAATTTGAAAGGAAATATCACTGCAACCTTAAATCAAGGATGGAAGGGTGTACACTCAAACCAAAAGTAAGAAACAAGATGGATTATATCGACAGGGAAATGGGAATGATTCCGCAGTTGTACGAAATCGCTTGCAAACTTTTTGAAAACGATGTAGAAAAGCTGAAATCTGAATGGGAATCAGTAGTAGCTTAAAATTTAATCAAATGGATAGCATCTACCAAAATGGTAGGTGCTATTTTTATACCCATTTTTAGGAGGTAAACGATGGGATATGGCGGATATTTAGTAAAGTTTGGGAATTATACCATACCGAACAGTTTAATAAAGCAGGACACGTTTAGTTCCTATGTGAACATGCAGGACAAAGACCCTTGGACGGATGAAAACGGATATGAGCATCGTGATGCCGTGGAACTGAAAGCCTTAAAGGTTGAGTTTGAAACCAAAGCCATGCTGACCGAAAAGCAGTTTGATGATTTTTGGAAGAATATTGAAAAGAACTATACCAAGGCAAAGGAGCGCGGCGGCTATATCACGGCGTATGTGCCGGAAAAACGCGGATATGTGACACAGTACGGATATATCGCTGATATTCAGCCTACGTTCTATTCTGTGGCGAATGGGAAGATAAAATACGACGCAATCAAATTTTCGTTTGTAGGTGGTGTATATGATAAATAGCAATTTGAAAGAAAAGTATTGGGATTCCGCGACAGATAAGCAGATGGTCATATCTGTTGTTGGAACGAATCAGAAAATAGACAATTCGATGCTTGAAATCGGTACGTTTGCGCTTGAAGAAAGTCTTTGTTCGGAGTCTGAATTAAAGTTTGGAGCGTGCGAAGCGAATTGCGTAAAATTCACGGCGCGAAACACCGCAGGAAACATTATCGGAAAGACAATCTCTATCGAAGAAACGATTGACGGAGATAGCCAAAATTCGATGCCATACGGAGTTTTTAAGGTTGCATCCGATGTTCCTACGGCTGACCGCACAAAACGGCAGATTACGGCATATGACGCTATGTACGACATTATCAATATGGATGTAAAGTCTTGGTATGCAGGACTTAGTTTTCCAATGACACTTAAGCAGTTCCGCGATAGCTTCTTTGCACATCTTGGAATCGCGCAAGTTGAAACAAGCCTTGTCAATGATTCCATGACGGTCAATAAGACGATTGTAGCCACACAGACGGACGATTCAAGCGCAGTCACAGAAGAGTCCGCTATCAGTGGAAAAACGGTTGTAACGGCAATCTGTGAGATTAACGGATGCTTTGGAAATATCAACCGAGAGGGCAAGTTTGAGTATGTCTTTCTGAAAGCAATCATAAGCGCACTTTATCCGGCAGAAGATTTGTTCCCGGCAGACAACGTATTTCCGTCTGATGCAAACACAGAGTCCATGACCGGACACTACATCACGTTTGATTACGAGGACTTCCAAAGTAAGGCAATCACGCAGCTTGAAATCAAGACAAGCGAGGATAATGCCGGTGCTATTGTTGGAACTGCAGGAAACAACTATTCGATTACAGGAAACTTTCTTGTATCAGACAAGACCGGAGCGGAACTTGAACAGATTGCAAATAACCTATTGCCGGTTATGAAACAGGCGGTATACACACCGATTAAAAGTTGCACTTGTGTCGGCAATCCATGTCTGACACTTGGAGAACCCATCCGGTTCAATACCACAAGAGAGATTGTTGAAACGTATCTATTGCAACGTACTTTAACCGGAGTGCAAAGCAAGAGAGATTCAATCTCGGCACAGGGCACGCAGACGCACTCTGCAAAGGTTAATTCTATTAGAGATACGATTGAAAGCGTGGAAAGACGTACCGGAAAGTTAGAGAGGAATGCAGACCATCTTCAATCCACGTATGAGGATTTAGAAAAACAGACAAGCTCTAAATTTGAGCAGACCGCAGAAAGTATTGCTACAGAAGTAAAGCGCGCTACAGATGCTGAGGGAGAATTGAAGTCGAATATCACGCAGACAGCAGACGCAATTACTGCAGAAGTCACGCGAGCACAAAAAGCGGAAGGGCAATTAGACGCATTATTGGAATTGAAGCTGGGTAGGGATGAGAATGACCAAGTTATTTCAATGATCAATGCAAGTGCTGATCAGATTATGCTTCGTGGAAACAGGCTCATAATTGAAAGTAACAACTTCCAACTTGACGGGAATGGAAAAGTGTCAATCATTGATTCGCTGAATTTTAATTCAACTGCACTTGGTGATGATATTACAATTATCGGTCTTGACGGAAGGAGCAGCCCCATGCTGCAGAACATACGCATTGACCTGGAATCTGTAACAGATCAAGATGGTGTAGCCATAGGTGATCATGCGAGTACGGCAGATCATGCTACAACCGCAGATTCTGCAACAACCGCAGAAAGTGCAAGACAGTGCATAAAAGCATCGACCGCATATTATTTGCAAGGTATTACATCCAGCGAACATGTGCAAATTTCTGGAAACGGAAATCTTATCCCAAGTTCTAGTTCTGTGTACTGTGGAACTAACCCCAATCCGTTTGCCGGTGGGTATTCTTCCGGTGGTTGGAAAACAACGTCTGACCGCAGGAAGAAAAAAGATTTTCGGAAACTGTTAGAGGATGATCGGTTTGAGAGATTTTTTGAGTTGCTACAACCGATGGAATATAGGCTCATAGAAAATGAAGAAAAAATGCACATTGGATTTGTTGCACAGGATGTTGAACAGGCAATGAAATGTTGTGACATATCTGAAAATGAGTTTTACGGACTGGAACATGCGGTATTCTCCGAGAAAGATTTTGAATCTAATGAGGAATGGGAAAAATTCTTAGAGCAGAATGGTGGCGAAAATGATATGTATACATTGTGCTACCAAGAGTTTATTTCGCTTAACACTGCCATGATACAGAAATTGCAGAACAGATGTAACGATTTTGAACGCAGGCTATCCGCGTTAGAAAGGAAGTGATTTGATGGCGTATCAGAAAATCTATAGCCGTGAGCATTGGGAGAATTTTCCAAGTGAAAAGACCGCAATTAATCGAGATAGGCTGAACAACATAGAGGGTGGAATTGATGCAATTGACGATCGTGTATGCGCACTCGATACCACAAAAGTTGACTTGACCAAAGCTAACGAACTTGTAAAGGAAATCCTTTGGGATGAATCCAACGGTACGCTGACGGTTGTTAAGATGAACGGTTCCAAAGCAGTCATTGATACCAAGTTGGAGAAGCTGGCGGTGAACTTCAAGTACAATCCGCAGACACAGCAGTTAGTAATCACACTTGACGATGGCACAGTACAGAATGTGGATTTATCTGCACTAATCACGCAGTACGAGTTCTTGGACTCTGATACGATTACATTTGAGATTACGGATGGCAAGGTTAAGGCTATCGTAAAGAACGGTTCAATTACCGAAGATAAGTTGCAACCGAACTTCTTGGCAGATGTTAAAGTTGAAGCCGAAAAAGCGAAAGCATCAGCATCCGCTGCGGATGCGTCAGAAAAGGAATCCACGGTACAAGCTAATCTATCCAAAGAGTATGCGGATAAGGCCAAGGAATACAGCGATAACATTGATAAAAAAGCTCATCTGGCAACATTTGATGTAAATGAGGACGGCGAGTTGATCTATACAGATAACACAGCAGATGTGTTTACCGTTGATGATGACGGAAATTTGAATTGGGAGGTGGCTTAGAATGGCTATAGCAGGAAGAGTAGCAATTGTGCCAAAGGGCGATTGGAGCGCAGAGACGGAGTATAAGAGACTTGATGAGGTAACATATAATAACACAATGTTCATAGCAAAAAAAGCTGTGCCGAAGGGGACGTTACCCACAAATGCAGAATATTGGTCGAAGTCGATTGTGGGTAGTGCAGTCACAGTAGACACCGATCTATCCTCGACATCCACCAACCCTGTACAAAATAAAGTTATAAAGGCGTATGTGGATAAGAAGGCTAGTGAGAATGTTGATTTTTCTACATCGACGAGTAAGATACTTAATGGGACTATTGAAGCTCCATTGGTGTTGAACAAGGCCACTAGGAATTTATTACCTTATCCATATAACGTAGCTAGCGGAACCATTTCGCACGGTGTTACCATGACATATACAAAAGAAGGAACAATTTCATTAGACGGCACAATGCCTGAAGGTAACAAATCACAACCTGGATTCGAATTATGTGGGCATGTTGAGAATTTATTCGACAATCATATAAATACACTGTATGCTAAGTATGATACGACAATTCCAAGAATCTTGCACACATTTTTTCAGATTTTTAAAAAAACTACTTGGGTAGCTAATGTTGAGACTTTGTCAAAAAATGATTACAATTGGGCAGAATACACTTGCAACTATGCAATTCAATATTATAAGACATCTGGCGATGTTCATGGAACTGTTTCTAATATTAGGATGGTAACTGACGCCGATGATCCGTTCGTTCCATATTCCGGATATGATATTAAGACGATTGGAAAGAATCTGATTCCGTATCCATATTTTTATGGTTCCTCGCATAATGAACAGGGAATAACTTTTACAATAGATTCAAATGGCGTTATTCATGCTTCCGGAACGGCAACTGCAACTGCATATTACATATTATTCAAAAATAGTTTATTGCCTTGCCTGGCCGTTGGTAACAAATATACCATGACTTTAACGGTTAAAAATGGGGATGCATCGATATACTTAGCTAATGCTAAAAATGGTAATACCGATATAGCCGTTATACGCCATTTGAGTAATGGCACGAAATCAACAACATTCACATTTACGAGAATAGACGGAGCAACTGATATTATTGGACTTTATATTACATCAGGAACGACCCTAACCGACTGCCAAATCCAAGTTCAATTAGAAGAAGGAGAAAAAGCTACTGATATCGAGCAGTATCAAACTTCAACTACGAAGATTACTAAGGGTACAGAGTTCCCTATAACTGGGCTTAAATCATTTGATGGTATAACTAATATTGTTTCGCCAGGAAATGTAAAAGTAACATATGCTAAAAGTGAAATAGGAGCGGTGATTCTTAATACGTCAGAAAATAAGTTAGATAAAGATGATATTGTAAACAACCAAACTACGACAGAGGAAGGCTTCGCACTTGATGCACGGCAGGCGAATCCAAACGTGAAAGGAAGTCTTGGAGCCCAGATCAAAGCGATAAATGATATGCTCAATACCAAGAAAATTCCATCATTTGCTATTGAAAACATATTTACTGGGAATCCATTTTGCATTGTTAGTGGAACCACTGATTTGGCATCTTTCAGTGGCACCAAATGGGAACCAGACAATGGCGGCTATCATGTTGAGAATATAAAGTATCCAGCTGGTGGACAAGTTAACGCGACAGTTAATTTTACATTAACGGCTCATAGTATTGTTATCATCGATGTAAATACGCTTAACAGTGAAAAGATTGAAGTACAAGGTTCATGTATAAGCTACAACTTCACAGATAGCCCAAAAAACGGTAATATATCAATTCAATTTGCTGGACGTGATGAAAACACCACAACATCGACAATTAGATATATGCCATTAGTTATACACTTAGCTTAAAGAAGAAAGGAAGGTAAAAAAATGGATAAAATAATTTTAACAAATAAAACAGAGTTCGAGGTTGCCGAAGGAGCGAGTCTCGGCAATATTCAGATTCAGTCGAAAGATTTTGACGGAATCAAGACCATCACGGATGCATTTTCTGCGGACAACCTGCAGAAAGTTACATTTACACACAACGATGCAGTGTCGGGGAAATACACCGATCTGAAATCCGATGGGTTTACATATATGCCGAACGTGGGAGAAGATGGCACGGAAGATGGAACATACACGGTTACTATCAGGCTGCGGACTAAGACAGAGATGGAGAAAGCCATTGATGAACTTAAAGCCGGGCACGAGTCCAATGCCGGAGCAATTCAGGATCTTGCAGATATGGTAGCAGGAGGTGAAGCATAATGGTTAAATTCTACGTGAGACGTATTCTTGTAGACAAGAAAATGACGATTGATGAAGTGCCGATGCGTTGGCGCGCAAAAGTGCAAGAAGAGATTGAGAAACAGCTTTCCGCTTCTCTGCAATGACATTTCCTGTCGAAACTTGCGACAGAAAAATGTTGAAATCATGCATATTGCAGTGATACTATGGACTTGTCCGAAAGGACACTTCAAGTTCTGGCATGGGTGGGGTTTGGCATGGCTCCGCCCATAATTGGGGATTGACTATGCCGAACACACGTTCTATAATTACTTTGTTGGTACATAATAGTTTATGATTGGAGGTTTTTTATGTCGGGAGAAGTAAAAACAGAAGAGACTTATAAAGAAGAAATTATAACTATGATAAAAGAAATTGAAGACTATAAGATGTTAAAAATTTTGCATGGATTTGTAAAAGCTGGTTTAAAAGAAGAAAAAGCAGGGCATTGAACCCTGCTTTCTTTTAGAATATAAATTTTTCGAAAAATTCACATAACAATTCTTTTTTGCTTACTGGCAATCTGCTATATTCAATAATAATTTTTTTGAAACGTTCATCATTCATTCCAATATTTAATACAACACTTGAAAATTCTTCGTCAACAGATTTATTTATGCGTGGGTCTATTAAATCTGATTTTCCGATTTTGAAATAATCAGCCAATGCCTGAAGCTTTCCTGACCTTGGAAATGATTTTCCGGTGCACCACATACTTAGAGTCGTTGGGTTAATACCTAAGTCTTTTGCGACATCTATTTGCTGTTTTTGATTTAATTCAATATAGTATCTTAAATTTTCAGCAAACACTTCTTTTTGGATATCGTCTACATCCATTTCGTTAAATTGATTTTCGTTATCCATTTCTTCTGCCCTCCTTTCTAACTGTATTATAAATCAATAAAATAAAAAATTCAATATTAAATCCAATAAATTTGAATTTTAGTGTTGACAATCCAAAATAATTGGATTATGATTAAACCATCAAATATGAAAGGAGAGAAAAAGATGCCTAGAATTTCATTAGAAGCAGTTCGCGTAAATGCGAAAATGACACAAAAGGAATGGGCTGAAATGCTTGGTGTATCTAATGCAACCGTTGTCAATTGGGAAAAGGGCAAAACAGAGCCTAGCTTATCACAGTTGAAAACCATGAGCAAATTGTCTGGTATTCCGATGGATTTTATTTTTGTGCCAGATACATCCAATTAAATTGGATTATAAAAGAAAGGAAGCGAGTGAGGACATGAAAGAAATTAAATCCGTGAATGATTTGGTTGTTGTTCCGGTTTCCTATTTCAATGGAATGGAAAAGGAATTGCAGAAGATTTTAAACAAAGTGGATATTCACGATATGGATGTCATGGAACAGGTTCTCCATATGCGGAAATGGCTGAAACCCAAAACCGTATATGAAGAAACAAAGAGATTATATCCTAATCTCCGTTTGGAAAATATTCATTTGCTTTTACCACAAGAAGAGAGTGACGAAAGGGGGTTAGAATATGGAACACAAACCACAAAAAATTGAAATCAAGCCGAGAAGAGAGGGAGAACCACCGTCAAGCATTCATCTTTTTGTAGATGGACATGAAATCAAAGGAATTAGAAAACTTGATTTTTCTGTAGAACCAAACGGTCTTCCACATTTGGTGCTTGATTTACAGGCATTTAATTTGACTGTTGATGCCGTTTGCTTGATATATCAGGAAAAAATCGGGGCAATCAATCTACAGATTGCAGACGAAGAAATTCCCCGAACGTGAGATTTTAAGTCCGGGGAATAATGGTTACATCTTTTCGCCAACAAAAATATTGTTTGACGAAAGGACAGAGCAACTTGATTGACTGCAAATATTGCCGTCACGCTTGTATTTGCAATCATAAGTACCACAGTATTCTTCTGATGATTCAGTAGTTTTGCTTTCTATAACATTGACCTTAACTTGATAATCAGAACACTGTTGCTCACAATAACCATTTATGATTCTTTGTTTCAAAAGATTTTCACCTCCCTTATTTGATGATAAGGGAATTATACCACAGAAAGGAGAGTTATGAACGAATTACAGATTTTTAATTCGGAAGAGTTTGGAGAGATTCGGACAATTACTAAAGATAATGAGCCTTGGTTTGTCGCAAGTGACATATGCAGGTCGTTAGATTTGTCAAACCCAACAATGGCTATGCAAAGAATTGACGATGATGAAAAGGCTAAATTTAATTTAGGGTTATCTGGTGGAGAGACAAACTGTGTAAACGAATACGGTCTTTACTCATTGGTGCTTGCAAGCAGAAAAAGAGAAGCCAAGGATTTCAAAAGATGGATTACGCATGAAGTCCTTCCGTCAATCCGTAAGAATGGCGGTTACATAGCAGGACAGGAAACCTTATCTGATGAAGAGTTGCTTTCCAAGGCACTTATGGTGGCACAACGAAAGATTGACGAAAAGAACAACATCATTGCCATGCAGGACTCACGAATCCAAGGAATGATACCTAAAGAGATTTTCGCTGATGCGGTATCAGCAAGTCATACATCAATCCTCATCGGAGATTTAGCAAAGCTGATTTGTCAGAACGGTGTGCAGATAGGACAGAAGCGGTTGTTTGAGTGGTTACGAGAGAATAACTTCCTTATTAAAAGCGGTACTTCTAGGAACATGCCAAAACAGAGATATGTGGAACAGGGATTGTTCGAGGTTAAGGAAAGCAACATTCAGAACCCGGACGGTTCGGTAAGAATCACAAAGACAACGAAAGTTACCGGAAAAGGACAAGTTTACTTTGTAAACAAGTTTCTGAAAGGAGCATGAATGAAAAAAGTAATCCAATTCATCATAGGTGCGGTCGCAATGGAATATTCCTTAGTTGCCGCGTGCTATATGGATAGTGAGGACGCGGTCGGGAATATGGCGGCTATTAAATTTGTAGCCGGTGCGGTAATTGCGGCAATTATGTATTATTGGTCGGAAGTAGACCGAAAGAGAGACGAACTTGACAAGCGAATCAAGAGAAAACGCAGAATGAGAGAGGATGCATGGTAGGCGTTGTGTATATAAGTGGTACGAGATGTTCCACGAAAGAAAAGCGTATGCTTGCTGAACTTTTGGCAGGGAAACGAAAGAAACAAGACGATAAAGAGGACTTTGAAAAGGTTCTTGACAGAGAAATGGAAAGGAGAAGCAATGGAGAACAAAATAACACTGATCGGTGATGTTGTATCAGCACCAAGGGAAAGCCATAAATCGAACGGTAAGAAATTTTATAAATTTTTCATCGGAGTTGAAAGAAGAAGCGGTGTTGCAGATATTCTTCCGGTACTGTTTGACAAAGAAATCAGCGATACAGGAATCAGCGGAACGGTATGCGTCAATGGGAAGATAATTACACGGCACGTAAAAACAGGGGCTGGAGAAGCTATTCTTATGTATGTTATGGCTGATACAATCACAAAACCAGAGGATGATAGCCATTTGAATGAAGTAAGTCTTGATGGAATTATCGAGGAAAAGCAACTTAGGGAAACACCGCTTGGTCGTAAAATCTGTGATGTGAAACTCAAAACCTTAAGAGAGAATGGAAAAGAGGATTTGATAACTTGCATTACATGGGGAAAGTGTGCAGAATATACGGACTCACTTGCTTTAGGCGATAGGGTAAGCACATACGGCAGATTACAGAGCCGGAGATATAAGAAAACGTGTAAAGATGGTCGCGTTGTGGAAAAAGTTACATATGAGTTGTCAATAAAAGGAATCGCGTGGGTGTAACATGGGGAAGAAAAATTATGTTTATGTTCCAAAAGAAGAGTATGAAGAACTGATTGAGTGCAAGTTGCATATCAACATGCTGCACGAATACATTACAAAAGAACACGAGGACAATATCAGATTTCGCGGTTGTAAACAGGATACAACAGATATGCTGACAATCGAAACTTTGAGCGGATACACGGAGAACGAAAAGCATTTCGATAGACTGAGAAGAGAATTTAAAGAAAGGGTGAGACAAAAATGCGAATGATTTTGAAATCGTTACATATTGAAAATTTCAAGGGAGTAAAGGATAAGACATACGAATTTGGCAAGACAACAAGGGTTTCCGGCATGAACCGGAGAGGAAAGACCACAATCGGGGCGGCATGGTACTGGCTGATGTCTGATAAGAACTATGAGCTTGTCAGCAATCCAAACATTAGACCGGACAATGCAGAAGATTGCATTCCAACCGTTACTGCAACTGTCGATGTAGGTGGAAAAGAGATTACTCTTTCCAAGATGCAGAAGCGAAAAGTTGGAAAACCGGATAAAAATGGAGTTTCGAAAGTTACTATCACAAATACATATGAGATCAATTCTGTGCCTAAGACAGAACGTGATTTTAAGGCATATCTGGAAGAATTAGGGTTTGAGTTTGATAAATTCCTCATTTGTTCGCACCCGAATGTGTTCACTAAGGATTTGTCGTTGAAGAAAAAACAGGATGAAATGAGAAAATCCTTATTCGCTATGGCAAGTGCAAAAACAGATTTAGAGATTGCGCAAATGAATAAAGAAACTGCGGATGTTGCAAAACTACTTGAATCTTATAAATTCGAGGAAATTGAAGCCATGAATAACGCTTCCAAGAAAAAGGCGGTTGAGCAGTTAGACGCTATTCCAAATCAGATCATCGGGCTGGAGAAAGCAAAGGTTGATGTGGATGTGGCAGAGCAGGAGTTATTAAAAGCCGATTTAGAGAGAAAGATTGAAGCACTTGAAGATTTAATGGCGAAATCTGATGTTCGGATTGATGAAATGCGCAGCGAAGAAATGCATTGTCAGTTTGAAATGTCAGCTATTGCGCAGACCATGAATAACGAACTTTCAAGCAAGAAACGCGAGATCGAAAACCACAAATATGACCACGAACGGAAGTTAGAGGATGTTCGTTCATCAATCAGAAAAGCGCAGGATTCCATTGAAAGAAATAAGAAAACAATTTCCGAACAGACTATTAAGAAAGCCGACCTTGTAAAAAAGTACAAAGAGGAAAAGGAAAAGAAGTTTGATGATTCCAAGTGGGTATTTGATGAAAATAGCGCTGTTTGTTCACTGTGCGGTCAGAAGTTGCCAGAAGATAAAATAGAGTCTTTAAGAGCCGATTTTTCGCAGAGAAAGGCAGATGCAATCGAAGCATTTAATGAAGAACACGCGAAAACACTTGCCATGATTGTTGATGACGGAAATGCGTGTGCTGAAATGATTAAGAAGCTGACCGAGAACAATAAAGAATTGGAAAACACAATTAACACATTGAAACTGAATGAAGCGGAAGAAATTGACATTATCAAAGGATTTGATGAACAGATTTCTAAGATTCCGACTTGCGCTGATTATATGCAGAATGCGGAATATGTCAAGTTAAAGGCTAAACAGGATAAGTTGCTTGCTGATATTGCGGAGTTAGAATCCAAGGGCGCAGATAAGGTGGCTGATTACGCAAAAGCTGATAAAGCAAAATTAAAGAGCCAGCTTGATGAAGTAAATAAGATTATTGCACAGGCTGAAAACAATGTTCGCATTGATGAACAGATTGCAGATATGCAACATAAACAGAGCGAGTATGGACAAGCAAAGGCAGATGCCGAGAGGATTCTTTATCAGCTCAAAGAAGTTTCAAAACGAAAGAATGAGTTACTTGTTGAAGAAATCAATCAGAATTTCGGTATTGTACGTTGGAAGTTGTTCGATTTCCAGAAGAACGGAGAATATAAGGAAGTTTGTATTCCTACGGTGCTTGATGAAGAAACCGGCATTTATAAGGTATTCGGGGAAACAACAAACACTGGCAGGGAAATTGAAGCGAAGATTGATATTTGCAACAGTTTTCAGAAGTTCTTTAATATGTATGTTCCGATTTTCCTTGATGGTGCAGAAAGTATCAATGACGAATATGTACCGGCTGTTGATACGCAGTTAATTCTTCTGACAGTATCAGAGGATAAACAGTTGAAAGTGGAGGGTGTGTAGAATGTCAAGAGTTGGTACAAAGAACAACATCACACAGCCGGATGCACGGTGTATGTCATGCAAGCGTTGGAGGAGCGCAAATAAAGGTTTTTGGGGAGGAGACGGACATTGTTCTCTTCCGTATTGTGAAAAAGATGCAAGAAATAAAGGAAAGAGAGGTTACAGATAAATGCAGTATATCAAAGCAAAATTTCCAAACAGTACCAGAAGCTACGTGTATCGCACCGAGGATAATGTAAAAGCCGGTGACACGGTTGTAAATGACAAGGGTGCAAAGCTGACGGTCACGGATGAAACCGTGGATATGAAGTGGGTAGAAACCTACGGTGCTGATAAGATGGCGGTTGTGAAGAAGTATGAGGAACCGGTAGCTGCCGGAGAAAGCGAGGAATAAATAATTATGGCAGAAACAAAGAAACAGGAAGTTGCAGTTAAGCAGGAAATGAATACAAGACTTTCATTTTATGCAAATCAGTATACCGGACTTATGGAGCGTGATTTCGCAGAACATGGTCTTGCCTTTGATGATTATTCCAAACAGTGCGTTATGGCATCTATGAGTGCCATTTACAACCTTGTTACATCGAATAAGGCGGATATGAAAAATCTGAATGGTTCTAATTTGAGACAGGTTATCGGGCAGGTTTCCAGCCTTAAACTTAATGCAAATGCCGTGCCAAGAGAGTGTTATTTCCAGTTGAGAAATAAGCAGGATGCCAATGGAAATTGGTATAAAGAGGTTGAAATGGGTATTGAGGGAGACGGAAACGATGCACTTCTCCGTAATTTCGGTGTTGGTGTTAAAAAGGTCTATCCGGTATGGCTTGTGAAAGAAGGGGATGAATTTACATATCCGAAGCACAGAGGTGTTGAAGTTACGCCGCCGGAGTGGGAAGAAAAAGGATTGTCGCAGAAAGTAATCCGTGTAGTTTATCCAGTCGAGATGGACGGTGGAAAGATTGAATACATGATTGCGGAACGTGAAGGCGTGAAAGGAAACCTTTTGGCTCATGTGCGCAACAATCTTTTGAATGAAACGTTTGGAATTTGCGAGAATAAGCGCAAGGCAACCGACAAGCAAAAGGCTGAAATTAAGGCTAAAAAGGACGAGATTATCAGTGCACTTCTCGGATGCAAGACATTGGAAGAAATGCTTGCTTGTGAAGTGGCAAGACCTTATATGAGCGCGGCGTGGAGAGAAACTTCCGAAGCTATGATTATTCGCAAGATGCGTAATAATGCAATCAAGAAGCATCCGAAAGACCTTAATGCTATTGCAAAACAGTCTCTTATGCAGATAGATGAAACTTATCAGCAGACACAGGAAGAAATTTCCGAAAACGCCAATTCAGAGCCGTTTGTTGTAGCAGAATCCGAAGCGACCGAAAGTGCAGCAGTTGAGCCAGAGAAAGTCGTTGAGAATGACGAGAACGTACCGGACTTTATGAAAGATTAGGAGGTTGCCATGAGAGTTATATCACAGGACGGAACGCTTGATATGCCATACGAAGAGGTGATTATTCAGAGATTCAAGTCAAGGATTTATTTCCTGAACAAAAACTTAACAGGTGTTGAGTCGCTTACTGATGACATGCAAATTGCTGAATATCCCACCGAAGAAAAAGCAAAGAAAGCCATGGAAATGCTTAGAGTTGCATATGCAGGCAAATTTATCACAAATGCGGATATTCCAGATGATTTCAATGAAACGCTAAAGGCTGCTATGAAAGGCGGCTTTGGAACTGTGGTAGTTAAGGATACTTGCGAACGTGTGGAATTTAACAATCTGAATGGATATTTCCACTTTCCGGCAGAGGAAGAATTGGAGTAGCCTATGAAATTAAAAGTCTTAGGTTCCGGTTCATCCGGTAACTCATACGCCTTAATTGCCGACAATGGAGAAATCCTTGCAATCGAAGCAGGATGCAAATTTCTTGATTTTAAGAAGATGATTGATTGGAAAATAGCAAATGTTTCCGGATGCATTGTGAGCCACGAACACGGAGACCATGCACGATACATAAAAGATTTCATGCAGTCCGGTATTCCGGTTTACACGGCTTTTGAAACGCAGGCCGCACTTGAAACCATAACCGGAGAGCGTACAATAGCCATTCCACCACGCAGAGTACGGCAAATCGGCAGTTTTACGGTTACTCCCTTTAATGTACCGCATGATACAGAAATAGAGTGCTACGGCTATTTAATCGAGCATGAGGAAATGGGCAAACTGTTATTCTTGACCGATTTGGAATATTGCAGATATGACTTTTCCGACATAAAGGTTGAGCATATCATGGTCGAAGCCAATTATAGCATGGGCTTGGTAGACCGGAACGAGCCAAATTATGAACACCGTTTGCGAGGCCATATGAGCCTTGACACGGCACTTAAATTTATTCGGAAGAACGACAACCCAGCTTTACGAAATGTCGTTTTAATACACTTATCGGACACAAGCGGAAATCCCGCGTTATTCCTACAACGAACGAAAAAAACAATTAAATATGGAGCGAATGTTTATGTTGCAGAAAAAGGGCTAGAGGTTGATATGAACCTTTGTCCGTTCTGAAAGGAGAAAACATGGAAAAAGGAACAAAGTGCAGAGTTATTAGTGATGATTATGGGTTTTTTTAAACCGGGAGAAATCGTTGTTACATTAGAAACCGATGGTGTGCCATATTGTGCAAAAGAATCGGCATATTCTCCGGGAAAAGCACTTATCAGTTATAAATCAAGCGAGTACAACGCTTTAAAAGAGCGTGAGCTTGAAGTAATCGAGGAATAAATAGGTTGAAACACCTTGGCGAAAGCCTAAAAGAAACTATCTTGTTTGGCGAATAGTTATCACAAACCTTATTGAAAGCCATGTTTTGGCGGTGCGTTTACCGTGCCGCCCTTACAAAAGATTGGAGGTAAAAATTGAAATTATGTGAATACTGTATGGCTGAATTTGAGCCGAAGCGACCAGATCAAAAATACTGTAGACCAAAATGTGCCAAAAGATACGCACAGTTTAAGAATTTTAAAAAGGCTGGAAGAATTGTGTATACAAGAATATGCCCGAAATGTGGCAGGCTGTTTATGACGATAGATGAACGAAAATTTGATTGCCAAGACTGCATCGGCAATGAAGTTAAAGAACGATTGAGAAAGCCAAAGAAAAAGGATGATGCAATCAAGGCCGTGAATCATATGGCGCACGCTTCCGGCATGAGCTACGGAAAGTTTGTGGCTCAAATGAGCATGAAGCCATTGGAGAGGAAGTGATTGAGTTGGATTATAAGAAATTTAGACAGGCGAAAGCCATCGAAGCTAAAAACAAGCAGAAATGGCTTGCATTGAATCCAAGGCTTGATGAATCAAGCGGAATTTATATTCTGACAAGGCAGGACGAAAACGGCTTTAGATATGCCTATGTGGGGCAGGCTAAGCGTATTTTAACCAGACTGTCGCAGCATCTTTCTGGGTATCAGCACATAGACCTTAGCTTAAAGTCTCATGGGATGTATTCAGAGGATAATCCGCATGGATGGAATGTAACATCAGTACACTGCCCGATAGATAAACTTGATGAGCGTGAGCAGTATTATATCAAATTTTGTGCAAATAATGGCTATCAGCTTCGCAATAAAACAAGCGGTTCACAGGGCGAGGGTAAAGCTAAGATTGATGATTACCGTCCGGCAAAAGGCTATTATGACGGCATTAAACAAGGCAAAAAGAGTCTTGCCAAGGAATTATCGCATATCGCTGAAAAGCACCTTGAAATCCGCTTGAAGCCGGATAAACAGGGCAACAAAGTTTCTGAAAAACAGTATGAGAAGTTTATGGCTTTGATTTCTGAAAATGCATATGAGGAGAGTGATTAAATAAATGGCAGAAGTCAAGTGGATTAAAATCACAACAGATGTCTTTGATGATGAAAAGATTCTGCTGATTGAGAGTATGCCAAGTGCGGATAGCATCATTACGATTTGGTTCAAACTTCTTATTCTTGCCGGAAAACAGAATAACAACGGTGTGTTTATGATGAGCAACAAGTTGCCGTTCACGGATGAAATGCTTGCCACCATTTTCCGAAGAGATCTGAACACGGTAAGGCTTGCGCTTAAGACATTTGAAGAGTTTGGAATGATTGAAGTTGTTGACAACGTGATAACGATTCCGAATTGGAACAAGCACCAAACACTTGATGCTTATGAGAAGAAAAAGGAACGTGACAGGCTATATCAGCAGAACCGGAGAAAGAAGCAGAAGAACCTGATTGAGCAAAAATCGCCCGATAAATCGTCTGATGTCGCTGTTTCAGATAAAGAAGAAGAAAAAGAAGAAGATAAAGAGAAAGAAAATATAAAAGAAAATTCGCTGTCGACCGATTCCGGAGATTTGTTTGATTTTGACGATGCTTGGAAAAAGACTTTTAGTATATACCCCAAGAAAACAGCGTACAGTACCTCTAAAACAGCTTGGATGGATAAAGTGCTAGAAGTTATCGAACCGAACCAACCGGACATTGCACGGCTGTTATACAAAGCCACAGAAGCATATTTGAGTGACTATCAAGAAAAGAATCCGGACGATACGGATTTTCGGTACATTCCAAAATATGTTGATTGGCTGAAAAATGATTGCGATTATTGGTTGCAGATTGCGGAGAAACGAGGTGATTGCAATTGACAGAAGCAGAGTTCGGAGTGATCGGGTGCGTATTGATTGACAATGATGTGTTAAATAGTATCTGGCGGACGCTGAAACCGGAAATGTTTAGTTCGGATTTCGCACAGGACACATACAAGGAAATGCTTGCCATGTATGACCGGAATGAAAACATTGATCCCATGTCTTTGTCAATGGCACTTGAGAATCACAAATACACGCAGGAGCAGATTAGCGAATTGATGAAATCCTGTATTACCGGAACAATCACTTCAACTATGGTTAAAAGCTATGCCGATGCGGTTACGAAAGAATACAAAGCAAGAACGGTTCGTGACATGTATCAGAAATCCAGTTTAAAACCATGTGACATTGATGATACAATCAGCGATCTTCTTACAAAACTTGAACATTTGCAAGAGGGAAAAGAAGTAAAGCTAAAGCCAATTAAGGAGATTGTTGGTGAGAATAAGGACAAGTATTTCAACGAAAGTGTTGGAGAGGGCGGTATAAGAATCGGGTTATCACAACTTGATGATGCACTCGGAGATCTTGAACACGGTGACGTAACAGTAATTGCCGCAAGACCAGCAGTTGGAAAATCAGCACTCACAACACAGATTATTGGGAATATGGCAAAAAGGGGACTTAAGGTCGCATATTTCAATTTGGAGATGACCGATAAACAGGTGTATGAACGATTTATTTCAAGACTTGCGGAAATCGGCTTAACGAGAATCAGAAGGGCAAAAGCGTTTCTTGGCGATGAACAGGAAAAATTTAACCAAGCAAATAAAGAAATGAGTGATTATCAATTATGGATTGCATCCGGGACTGTATCCCCGAGAGATATAAAGTCAGAATGCAGACACCAAAACTTTGACGTTATCGTTGTTGACTATCTGCAATTGCTTATGCCGGATAACAGATATTCCGGAAGAAATGAAGAAGTAGCATCAATTTCAAGAGGTTTAAAATCTGTTGCAAGAGACTTAAATACACATGTGATAGCACTTTCACAGATAACAAGAGCTTCCGAAAGCAGAGATACAAAAGAGCCTACCATGGCAGAGTTGAGGGAATCCGGGGCAATCGAACAGGATGCGTCAAACATAATTATGCTGTGGAATCTGTCAGACAATGACAAGGGAGCCAAGGGCGCAAAAATCGAAAAGAACAGACAGGGAATGACAATGCGTGAAGCAATGGAGTTTGATGGAGATCACATGAAGTTTGTTGAAATCGAAAAACCGTTTGATGATGTCGTTGCGGAGATAAAAAAGAAAGAACGTGGGGATGGATTCAAGCCATACAATGGCGATTGTCCGTTTTAGAGGTAGCGGCTATGGCAAGTGCAAAGATCGAAAAGGGTTCGGAAGAATGGCAAGTGTTTATGGATTATTGGCAATTCATTCAGAAATACTATTCCCCGGACAACTCTGATTCTTGGTGGGATGAAGTTGTAAAAGCCGGAGAATCATTGATAAACAAATACAAAGGAATGGAGATTGAAGAGCGCGCAAGACAGCTTGTATTGAGTCATTTTGCATGGTTGGAAATCACATACAGAAAGGAGAAATCAAAGAAATGAGCAACGCTTTGAGACGAAATAAAAAGCCAACATTTTACACAAAACAGGAAATGCGGATTATCGGGCGAAATGATTTTGAAAAGAGAAATGCGGATAAGGTTATAGCGAAATCATACAAAGATTTTGTCGTGATTGGGTACATAATTCTGCATGACAAATTCGGATTCGGACAGACAAGAATCATCCGGTTGCAGAAATTTTTAAAATCTTACTTGGATGAAGCATCATGCGGCGGGAAGAACGGAAAGGACTTGGCTGTTTACATGAAAGACAAATACGGCATTGACACCAAGGCAGAAGTTGAACAGATTCCGCAGCGGCAGTTAATGGTCTTATATGCCAAGAAAGGATTTTGTATTGAGCGTGAAGCATACAGGCTTTCCAGCGCATCTTTGTTTAACTATTTCGCACTCACGCTTACGATTCTGAAAAAGGAGTTTAAGATAACAGCGAAACAGTTGCAGTATTTCTCGGACAAATTTATTGACTACATTGATACACTGGCTAATTACAAGCAGTTTCAGTTGACGGTGCCGATGATAGCGCAGAGTTTGGCGGATGAGATTAAGTTTGTATGTGATTTGGAGGTTTAATATGACGAATAAAGAAAAATATGCGGATAAAATCATTGATATTACAGTAAGTAAACTTGCACTCAAAGATGGCGAGCCTGTTCCATGCGCAGAGATGAGATGTTCAGAGTGCGGATTCTATATTTCTAATTATTCATGTAAACATAAAATGCTGGAATGGTTAGATTCAGAATATGTTGAGCCGCCTGTTGATTGGAGTAAGGTTGCAGTCGATACGCCGATTTTGGTAAGAGATAGCGAAGAAGAAGCGTGGAGAAAAAGACATTTTGCAAAATACGAGAACGGAATAGTGTACGCATGGGGATACGGAGCAGCATCTTGGAGTGCATACGGGAGTGACAATATAATCGATTGGGAAATGGCAAAGCTAGCAGAAAGAGAGGATGTGTAGAAATGGGAGTTTTGCTTGCATTATCAACCATATTTATATGGGGTCGGCTGGTTAATATTGATTGCGACCTAAAAGATATCAGCGAAGAACTGAAAAAGATGAACGAGAGGAAAAATGATGGAGAATAGATTTTTATCCCGTGGAAAGCGGATTGATAATGGCGAATGGGTGGAAGGATATCTGTCATACCCATTTTGCACGAAAAAGGGCAACGAAAGTTATTATTTCTACGCAAAGGATAGTTTGGGTTTCTTCTGTCGTTGTGTTGTAGATGCATCTACTATCTGCCAGTGCACAGGACGTGAGGACAAGAACGGCAAGTTGATTTGGGAGAATGATATTGTAAAAATAAATAATAGCAAGGTGAATACGCTTATAACATTTAGGGATTTTGAAATTATATGTACAATTCCTAACGAAAAATATTATAAGCATAGGCTTGAATATGATACCGAATATGAAGTTATCGGCAACATATTTGACAATCCGGAGTTGTTAGAAAGTGAGGGATAATATGACGGAGAGTGAAGCAATTAAGATATTGAAGAAAGACAGTTGTTATGAATGCGCACAAGGCACAGACAGCCCGCTTAATTGTGAATATGGGGGATGCAGGGTTGCGAAAGCTACTAGAGTAGCAATACAGGCACTTGAAGAAGTACAACAGTACCGCGCAATCGGCACACCGAAAGAATGTAGGGCGGCGGCGGTTAAGCAGACGGCGAAGAAACCTATATTTAACCATAACCTTAGTGATACTCTTTCTGTATTCCATTGTGAATGTGGAAACACAATCAAAGTCAGTCACGATATAGGAATAATGAATAACAACAATGCACCAAATTACTGTAGTAAGTGCGGTTGCAAGTTGGATTGGAGTGATGAAGAATGATTTTTCAATCGTACATAAATTTCTTTCTGCTAATACTTATAGTCATTAGGTTAGATATTCTGACAGAATTTGGAGTTAAACTTTTTTGCATTCTGTCAGTTGTAGCGATGATTGGACATGAGATTTTTGATTATTTGAAAAGAGGAGATAAAAAACGATGGGACTGATTGATGCAGACGCACTAAAAGAATATTGCATGCGTGCGAGTAAATCTGATGATGATTTTAGGAGAGTAAGTTTGGCAACATTGGCGAGCGTGATAGATGTACAGCCGACCGCCTACGATGTGGACAAGGTTGTGGAGCAGTTGGAAGAAACTAAGGCTTATATGCTATATGAGAATATGAACGCTGATGTTAAGTGGTTTAATAAGGCAATCGAGATTGTGAAAGGCGGTGGAGTAGATGGTTAATTTTGACAGATTTGACTTTCTTGTTGATACACAAGATGTATATATTCTCCCGACAATTAGGATAAGCACACAGCATGAAATGATTGATAAAAATTTCAACATTCAGATTCATTTTGCAGTATTTCATTTTAGATGGAGGTGGGTAGATGGCAATTAAACCGATTTTATTCAATACAGAAATGGTTCGGGCAATTCTGGACGGACGGAAGAGTTGTACTAGGAGAGTTGTAAAGCCACAGCCTACGGCGCGTTATGGAGCACAGTGCATAAAGCCGCCATACCAACCGGGAGATATTCTGTATGTCCGGGAAACTTGGGAGCGTTTTGAGTGCTGGAATTGCGAGGGAGACGAAAGAGGGAATTGTCCCAAGGAACCACAGAAAAGTGTTTTGGATAAAACCTGTGGTTGCTATATGTACCGGGCAACAGATGAAATATATGGAGATGCAAGATGGCACCCATCAATCCACATGCCGAAAGAAGCCGCACGGATCTGGCTTAAAGTTACAGGCGTGCGAGTAGAGCGGTTGCAGGAGATTACATCTGAGCAGATTGGCAGAGAGGGTGTAGAGGTAGAATATCCTCATGCATTGAATGGAGAAGAAAAAGAAAGGGTGATTGTATGGCTAAAGCAGTATTGATTATGGATATGCCGGAATCGTGCGATATGTGCGATTTTGCAGACGATACACAGCCACCAAGGTATGGAGAGCGAACGTTGTATTGCAATGCTCCAGGTATTGGAGATGATGT